TCACGGCGTCCCAAAGTTGTCACGAGTTGTCACAAGTGACTGCAAACTCGCGGCGGCAAGCTTCAGTGCGTCATCCTGCGAGTGCATGTAGGTGCGCATTGTGAAGGCGGAGTCTGCGTGCCCGAGCCACGCTGAAATGACCGCGATAGGGACGCCCTGCAAATGCATCAAGGTGCCGCACGTGTGGCGCGCGTCGTGAAGGCGGATCTCGTTCACCTTCGCGGTCTTGCACATCGCTCGCCAGTAGTCCGAGATGGTGTCTGGGTGGTACGCACGTCCCGCTTCGTCGCACACCACGTACGTGCCGGGGCCGTATGCCTCGCCGAGTGCCAGGCGCTCCTTGGCCTGCCGCTTGCGGGCGGTCTTGAGCGACTTCTTCAGCGCCGGCGTGAGGGGGAGTGTTCGAGCAGACCTGTCTGTCTTGGGGTCGCCTTCGACGACGCTGCCGTTCACCGAGACGCGGTTGTTCGCGATCGTGATGGTGCCGGCCTCGAGATCAACGTCGCTCCATCTGAGCCCGCAGACCTCGCCGCGGCGAAGGCCTGAGAGGGCGAGTTGCCACGCATGCTCGTTTCGGTCCTTCGCGGCGGCGGAGAGGAGCATCTGCACCTCAGCCTTGGTGAAGGTCTTCATCTCCTTCTTCTTGCGTGGGACGCGGTCGATGAGCGCGGCAACATTGCGCACGAGCACGCCTTGCTTGACGAGATCGTCCATCATTCGGCTAGCCAGGTTCAGCATCGGGTTGATGCTGTTGGCGTCCCACGGTCGCCGCGGGCTGCCGTCTGCTTTCGGGATCGATCCGGCGATCAGTCCGGTCACGAGGTCGTCGAAGTCACGCTTGGTGATCTTCTGAACTTGGGACGCGCCGTGGGCGTCACGTAGCGGCTGGAGGGCGTGCGTGTAGGCCGCGAGAGTGGTCGGGCGGATCCTGCGGCCAGCTAGCCAATTCGCCACCGCATCCTCGACCGTCAGTGTCGAGGCATGGACGTGCGTCCTCTTCGCAACGTCGTTTTGGACCTCGGCGAGCACGTCACGCGCTTCATCCTCCGTCTTGAACCGCTTCCGGAATTGCTTCCTACGGCCAGTCAGCGGATCGGTACCGGTGTCGACAGTGAGCTGGTAGCGCACGACCGGCTTTCCACGCTCGCGCCTAGCTAGCTCGACCTTCTTGATCTGAGGGGGAAGCTGTTGGCGCGCCATCGTGACTCACTTCCTTCTGTCTACTTCGGACCTGATGTATTCGATCTCGGTTTCAGAGAGCGAGTCGACCCACACCTCAAGCATGTCGAGGTCGACCCAAAGTTCTTCGGCACACTCATCGTTCGTCGAGTGTCCCGCCCAGCAGAGGGCGTCGATGAACTCTTCGATATCGATGAGTTGCCGGGCGGCGAGTCGGTCAACGACGCGGTCTTCCTTCTCCTCGAGCCATGCGAGGTCTCGGGGAACAACGCCGCGGACGACATGCATTAGCTCGTGCGTGAGGGTTGCGCGACGCTCGCGCTGCGTCAACGACCTGCACAGATATACCGTGTTCGTCACCGGGTCATAAGCCCCCGACTGGCCGGGTGGAAGCTGGTAGCGCGTTTCGATGACGACGTCCGGATGCAGGTACCGTGCTGTCCGCCATGGATGGTACGGGTGGGATCTGCCCATGTGTCGCCTTCGTTAATCGTCCTGCTGATCGTCCGCCGACTTCCGCGACTTGCGAGCTGCCATCGTTGCGAAGTCGGGAGCCTCTGACGTTCTTAGTTCTCGAACCTTGCTGTCCTCGTTACGGATCTGGCGAGCCATTCCTAACTCAGGGTTGAGCCTCTCAGCTAGTTCCAGCGCCAGTTGAGCATCGGTCGCGGTCGTGAGGAGCGTTCCGTCCGAGTCCATCCACTCGAAGACTTCGGCGTAGGTGAGCTTATCCAGCTCGACCAGCGCGGCGACCGGGTCGACGTGAAGCGCGCGGGCGAGCGTGATCATGTCGTCGGCGGACAGGCCGGCATCCAAGCGCGCCTGTGCTGTCTTACGGGTGACATTCAGGTGCGAGGCGATTTCAGTGATCGTCACGCGTCGCTTTGCCATCGAGCTAAACCACAGCTTCTGTCGGTCATCCGTCATGAGTGGAACCGTAATGGGGAACTTTTTACCCGTCAAGTGTCCACATACCTGCCCGAACGGGTACCACACCACCCAAAAGTTGGGTTACACCACTGGCATTTACTCGCCAAGTGGGTTACCTTCTATCCAGAAAGCCGCTGGAAGGAGGTGAAAGTGAGTAGCTTCCTACTCAGTCTCGATGAGATCGAGCGCGTTAAGCGCATGAACCGCATTCCCACCATCGTTGCCCTCGTTGACGCGACCGGAATCGACAGGAAGACGTGGTCGACCGCAATGAAGGGCCGACGTCCGACGCCGACAATCCTCGACGCCCTCGCGCGTCTGGGGGCGCGCCCCGATCGGATCCTCATCGTTGACGAAGCCAATGACCGAGCAACCGCGTAACCCGACGAACTGGACAAGAACATGCAACCGACACGGCTACTAACTGCTGTCGAAGCAGGGCAACTCCTCGGCATCCATGCGGTGACAGTCCGCGAGATGTGGAACGCCGGCGAGCTCAAGTGTGTGCGAATCGGTCGGGGCCGCAAGGTATCTGACTCTGAAATCTCGCGCTATATCGCAGAGCGGGAGCAGTTCGACCCAACTCGATGAAAGCCGCCGGTTGTTTCACCAACTGATGGCTTGAGCGCCACCCATTCCGGCCTGATCTGGGCCACCTCTAGCACCACTTCTTCACCCCACTCTTCCACGTGGGTCGCCCTTTCACACCTTCATAGCGTGATGTTTCCCCTGGTGAGCGCGTCAGTTCATACACCTGCCATTGGTTTCAAAGGTGCCCAACTTGCCGTATTCCATGCGGCGGAGGCAACGCTGACGACTGATGCCACCGGGGATGTCCCACCCCTTCGTTTACGGGGTGGATGGAAATGGAAGGCCGCCAGCAGATTGGAGCTGCGGGCGGCCAGTCAACCAACGAGCAAGGAGGTAGACGTGGCAGATACTACTGCACTGACACCGTTCAGCGGTGAGTCGCCGTTCGATCAGATCCGCGAGGTTCGCGACGACGGCACTGAGTTCTGGTCGGCCCGCAAGCTGATGCCGCACATGGGCTACGACAAGTGGCAGAACTTCCAGACTGCGATCGAGCGCGCGAAGCTCGCCGCGCAGAACAGCGGTATGAACGTGAACAGCCTTTTTACCGCTGTCAGTAAGAACTCTGGAGGCAGACCGCAGGAGGACTGCGCACTCGCTCGGTTCGCTGCGTACTTGGTCGCCCTCAACGGCGACCCGCGGAAGCCTGAAACTGCTGCAGGGCAGAGCTACTTCGTGATTCGTGCCCGGGAGGCTGAGACCAGGCCGCAGCTCGACCCGTCGACACCGGCCGGCGTCCTCGCAATGGCCGAGCAGTTTGCAGCTACAGCCCGCCAACTTGTCATCGAGTCCGACGCCAGGAAGCAGCTCGAAGCGAAGGTGGAGCACGACGCCCCGCTCGTCGCGAAGGCGGAAGCCCACTCGGCGTCGACGAAGGCGATCCACCGCCAGGAGTTCGCCCGCGAGGTCAAGGCGTGGGCGATGCGCGTGCACGGTCTCCGGGTCCTGCATCAGCAGGTCTTCGCGTTCCTCGCGTTCAAGGGCATGACGGTCGGCGGTAACCGGTCGGACGCCGGGCACGCCACCTCCCGCGCCGTCGAGGCAGGTTGGGCGTGGACCGATAAGGGCGAGGCTGAGAACGGGCACCGCTACGCCACAACGAAGTTGAACCCGAAGGGCCAGGACATCGCCTGGAAGTGGATCACCAAGTACATCGACGAGAACGGCACCCTCGAGTTGCCGCGCGAGATCACCGGAGGTACCGCAGCATGACCGACTACCTGTACCGCGTCGTGGTGACGAGGATGCCTGAGGGCTCGCACTGGGAGCAGGAACTCGAAGACGGCACACTGGTCGGCGGGCCTGTCGATGGGTGGGCGCCGGCGGGCTGGAAGCCGGAAGGCAACTACATCGAGATCATGGGCACCGCCGAGTTCGTGTGGCCGGTGACGAACAAGCTTTACAAGTCGCGGTCGACTGCGAATAGGCGGGCGGCGCTGCTGCGCCGGTACGGCGCGGAGTGTGAGGTGCAGCGGTCGGGCCGTATCACTTGGCCGGGTGATGAGCCGAAGTCGGACTTCACGTTCTATGCGGAGCCGGCGATGGTTGCGCCTGGTGTGCATGTTGGTCTCGGGTCTGTGGCGGACGACTCGGATCGAGTGTTCATCAGCGCTCGAGATGTCGAGTTGACGCCGGCGCGAGCCCTGGAGGCCGCGTTGGAGATCGCTGGCATCGCAGTTGAGGCGGTGAAGTCATGAGTGCGAGACAGGATCCGCAGGTGCAGGCGGCGAAGTTGGCGTATCACCGGGCTGCGGCGGTGCTGCACACGGCGAAGGCGAACCGGATCGAGGCGGATTTGAAGGCTGCCCAGGATGAGTGTCTCCGGAAGCACGCGAAGGCGTTGCGCCGGGAAGCGAAGCGGTTGGCAAGCAACACCGCGATCCCGGTGACCGTCTACTAGCCCACCATCCCCTTCTTTCTTGACGCGAAACCCCAAGTCGGGTTGTCGCGCAGACAACTACACCCTTTGGAGGGTTCATGACGATCCAAGAGCTGTACGCCCGCCTGGGCATCGACTATCCGCCGACCGGCCGCGGCTGCCACCGCGACGGCATCCCAGTCTCGGTCTTCCAGGCGTTCCTGATTGCCGAGGTGACGGCATGAGCACGGACTTCGTACCCGAGACGATCGCCCGGCCCGGCACACGCACAATGCGGCCGGCAGTACAGCAGGAGACCGCAGAGCAGCACGCGGCCAAGATGTTCGCCGTCTCGACAACCGAGCATCAGATGACCGTCCTCCACGACGACGGCGTGTACCGGCACATCCGGTTCGCCAAGCCCGGGACCGGGCTCTACCACTGGGACCTCGTGACCTGGCCCGGCCACCTGTGCATCGACGGCGACCTCGAATCGTTCACGTTCTCCCGCGAGCACGACATGTTCGGGTTCTTCGCGATGGACCGCGGCCGGATCAATCCGCAGTACTGGGCCGAGAAGATCACCAACCGCAGCGTCCAGACCCGCGTCTACCGGCCCGAGAAGGCGAAGGCCGCTGTCGTCGAGGAGTTCCTGAGCCAGCGGCACTGGCGTCCGGGACCGGCACTGCCGGCGTGGGAAGACCTCCGCATGTTCGTCCTCGACGAATACGTGATGGACGACGAGCATGAGTTCCAGTCCGCGGTCAGCGGGTGGTCGTATGGCGACTGGCGGTTCGAGGATACGTACGAGTGGGACCTGCGCGACTGGGATCACCACTACCTGATCGCGTGCCACGCGATCGCGTGGGGCGTCCAGCAGTACCGGGCCGCGAAGGCGGTGGCGGCATGAGCGACGACGACCGGATCCTCAAGACCGCGAACCAGTTCCGGTGCGACTGCCGGATCAGCCGCTGGAACTCGATTCTCGCCTTCTGCTGCGTCTTCTCGGTCGTGATCATGCTCGCGACGATCGGCTGGTGCGCTCCATGACCGACCCGATCGAGCGGATCCGCTACGACGACCCCGATGCACCCGCCCTCTTCCCAACCCCTGTTGATGCCTCGGACCAAGCCTACGAGCGGGCCCGTGATGAACGAATCGAGGCTTTCGAATGATGCTGTGGGATTGCACGCATTGCGGGATGGTGCGTCACGCGCCGTGTGCGGGTGCGACGTGTTTGCCGGCGCAGCGGATTGATGAGCGGGAGTTCAAGTCTGCTCGTATCGCCCGGGAGTCGGAGTCGGCGCAGCAGTGGGAGTCGCTGCAGCGGTTACTGGATGGTGTGGCATGACCGCCGTGTCGACTCGGGTCATCGTGGATGCCTCACAGATATGGCATCTGCCGACCGGTGCCCGGTTCCGCGAACTCGGCTCGCTGGGGCGCACGTTCACGGTCGGTGTCCGCCAAGGCCAACTGTGGCTTGGTGAAACACCGTGCGGTGTCGAGGCTGTCGAACTGCCGGTGGTGATCGTGTGATCGAGATCCGCGACGGGCACACGAGTTTGGCTGCCCGCCCCACCCTCAAATTTCCCTCTAACGAGCGTGCCGTGCTCCTTCTCCTCGAGCAGGACGGCGTGCAGCTCGGATTCCAACTCACTCGCGATCAGTGGCATCAGATCGGCGAGGAGATGGACGACCCCAAGGACGACTAATGACTGTTACTGATTTCCCGAACCAGCCCGTGCCGATCACCGTCTACGGCAAGCCCGGTTGCCAGGGCTGCAAGATGACTGTCCGCCACCTGGACAAGCAGGGGACGCCGCACCAGTACCGGGATGTGACAACTGATCCGGCGGCCCACGAGATTGTGCAGGCGCTGGGCTACAAGGCGCTGCCGGTGGTGACTGCCGGCGACATGCATTGGTCGGGGTACAGCCCGGACCGCCTGAACACTTTGGGCCGGGTTCACGCGTTCGCACCGGATTTGACGTCGCGTGACGAACTGGCTGCCAACTACCTCGGGGAGACGGCATGAGCCTGTGCAAGCACTGCGAAAAGCCGATCGATCAGGTGCTCACTGGCTGCGACGTTTGGTTCCACACCCATCTGCAGCTGCACCCGTCGGCATGTCAGTACCCGCCAATCACCTACGCGACCCCGAAGGAGGAAGACCAGTGAGCGAGATTCAGGTGTTCACCGACAGCCAGTTGGCACACCGGGTGGTGATGTTGAAAGCCCTTGCCGACCACATCAACCGCGAGTTCCGGTACGCGAAGGGCGAGTTGGCGGAGCGGATGGCGCGCGGTGACCGACTGACCGCACGCGATGGCGCCTCCAAGTTGGGCAGCGTGTCCTTGTCGGATCCGAAACCGGTAGCGACCGTGTCGGATGAGGCGGCGTTCCGTGACTACATGTCCGTGAAGTACGGGGATGAGGCGCAGGCGCAGGTCGAGTTGGGTGATGCTGCGGAGATTTGCGCGGTCCTCGCTGATACGGGGCATGAGGATTTGTTCTCGGTGCGTGAGGTGTTCCCGGATTGGGTGCGGGAGAACGCGTTGCGGGACGCGCTTGTGCGTGAGGTTCCGGGGGTGACGGTGACGACGCCGGCGGGTGTGTTGTCGGCGCGTACGGAGGAGGCTGCGGTTGAGGCGGTGAAGTCGGCGATCTCGTCGTCGGGTGTCCTCGCCATCGAAGGCGGTGAAGCATGAGCATCCAGTTCACGCCGGCCACAAAGAAGGCCTCGAAGGCGCGCATCGCCCTGTGTGGCCCGTCGGGGTCAGGGAAGACGTACACCGGTCTCGCGCTGGCTACCGCCCTCTCGGATCGGGTTGCGGTGATCGACACCGAGCGTGGGTCCGCATCGAAGTATGTGGGCCTCAACGGGTGGCAGTTCGACACCGTCGCTCCCGACAAGTTCTCGCCGCTATCGCTGGTGGAGACGCTGGGTGTTGCTGCCGGCGCCGGATATCCAGCTGTCCTCATCGACTCCCTCTCCCACTACTGGGAGGGCACGGACGGGATGCTCGAGCAGGTCGACAAGCGGTCTGGCTCCAACAAGTTCACCTCCGGGTGGAAGGTGGTGCGCCCGGAGGAACGGAAGATGATCGACGCCATCCTCACCTATCCGGGGCACGTCATCGTCACCATGCGGGCGAAGACCGAGTACGTCATCGAGGAGAACGAGCGCGGCAAGAAGGAGCCGAAGAAGGTCGGCATGAAGCCGATCCAGCGGGACGGCATCGAGTACGAGTTCGACGTGATCGGGGATCTGGATCACGACAACCGGATGTCGATCTCGAAGACCCGTATCTCGTCGCTGGCGGGTGAGGTGATCGAACGGCCGGGTGTGGAGTTGGCGCGGACGATCGCTGACTGGTTGGCGGACGGTGTCGAGGTGCCGTCGATCGGCGAATACCGGGACCGCGCCGCCGGCGCAGACTCGCGCGACGCGCTGCTCGAGATCCTCCGTGAGGTGGAGGCGGCGCAACTGTCGAACGCTCCCACAGTCGACGAGGAGGGTCGGCCGACGGTGCTTCGTGACTTCATCGTCGCCCGCGGCAAGACACTGGGTGGTGCATCGTGAGCGACTTCAACCCGGTGTCGGTGGAGCAGTCGATCCGGCAGTGCGCGAACAACATCGCCCGCGGTGTGACGGTCTGCTCGAACGCGTACGCCGAGTTCTTGAAGGCGGATCACGTGTACGACCAGGCGTTCGCGAGGGCGTACCTGGAGGCGGGTGGCGCCGCGCATGAGCGGAAGTATCGGGCCGAGCTCGAGACTGCCGCGGAGCGGGAGAAGCGGGACATCGCTGATGCCGCGTACCGGTACGCGGACCGGCAAGCGAAGGCCCTCGAGTCCGAGCTGCGGGCGATGCAGTCGGTCGGCGCGAGCGTCCGCGGCATGTACGGCGTCGCTGGAAGGGGTGAGCAATGACGACCGGATTCCCGAAGAAGGTCCGCGATCTGATCGAAACCCGAGCCGGTGGGCAGTGCGAGGCGATGTGGGTGCTCACCTGCAACGGGCGCCCCGAACAAATCCATCACCGACGACCTCGAGGGGCCGGAGGTAGCAAGGCGCCGGCGGTCAATCGGGCAGGTAACGGCATCTTCATCTGCGAGCCGTGCCACCGGTTGATCGAGTCGCAGCGAGATGCGGCTCGCGCGGCGGGGCTGCTTGTGTCGCTGCACGAATCTCATCCGGCGAACGTGGCGGTTGTTCGGCGCGGGGATCTGGTGCTGCTGGACGACTTCGGTGGCGTCCACCAGTTGGCGGTTCCGTTCTGATGCGGGCCTGCCTTTGCGATGCGGCGGACGGGCACCATGCCGGGTTCTGCCCGCTCTCGATCCATAAGCCGCATGTTTTCCAGCCCCGCCTGCACTCCACGGAAGACCCGTGGTCGTGGGAGGCGCGGGGCATTCCGAATCCTGACAGGGAGGTTTCCCGATGACGAACACTCACATCATTCGCACGGACCGTGCTTACGGTGCCGTGAACGATTGGCCGGAGATGCGCGGCGACGAAGTGAAGTTGCTGACGGCGATCTTGCGGGGTGTGCCCCGCCTCGATGGGGCCGCGTGTGTCGGGCACCCGAACCCGGACTTGTGGTTCGCCGACACCAACGACTTCCCTTCCCGCCTGGAGGCGTCCCGGATCTGTGCAGGGTGTCCGGTGAAGGCTGCGTGCGAGTCGTTCGCGGAGTCGTCGAATCAGCAGCACGGGTCGTGGGGTGATATCCGCTGCGTGGCTCCGGCGCTTCGTGATGCGCCGCCTCGCCGGCCGACGTGCAGTCAGGGGCATCCGTGGACGGACGACAGCACCGGGTGGCGGAAGCGGTCTGCTGACGGGGATCAGGTCCGGTTCTGCCGGACGTGTCACGCGGATCGGCAGCGGGAACGCCGCCAGAAGGCCGCGTCATGAAAGTGACTGTGCTTGTCGACTGCCCGGTCTGTGGACGGCACATCGAATCAACAGTGTCCACGGGCCGTGTGTGGCGGCATCTGGATAAGGCGGGAAATCAGTGCCCTATGTCGGGGCATCACATCGAGTTTGAGGAGGCAGCCTGATGGCTGGCGACATCGAGTACAAAGCCAAACTCGTGTTCATTCCGGGACAGCCGAATCCGCTTGATGCCTGCGGCTGCAACTACTGCCACGCCGAGTGGTCGAACACGATGGACGAACTCGACCCAGACGGGTGGCTGTTCCGCCTTCGGCCGCGAATGATCGTGTGCCCCGACTGTGGCAACAAGCGATGCCCTCGTGCCACCTACCACGGCCATGACTGCTCGGGCAGCAACGAGCCGGGGCAGCCCCTATCCGTATATGGCGGCTTCCGCCTTCCGAACACCATTGAGAGCGAGAACTAAGACATGGCAAACGACACCGTGATCACTGTGATCGGCAACCTCACGGAGGATCCGAGTTTGCGCTTCACGCCTGCTGGTGCGGCGGTCGCGAACTTCACTGTCGCTTCGACGCCGCGCACGTTCGACAAGCAGAAGAACGAGTGGGTCGATGGAGAGGCACTGTTCCTGCGCTGCAACATCTGGCGCGAGGCTGCCGAGAACGTGGCCGAATCGTTGACCCGCGGTTTCCGGGTGATCGTGTCCGGACGGCTCAAGCAGCGTTCTTTCGAGACTCGTGAGGGTGAGAAGCGCACCGTCGTCGAGCTTGAGGTTGACGAGATCGGCCCGTCGCTGCGGTACGCGACAGCGAGCGTGAACAAGGCGAACCGTGGTGGCGGGTCTCGGAAGCCGGCGGCTAAGCCTGCTGATGATCCGTGGGGTTCGGCTCCGCAGCAGGACGGGTTCACGTCCTCCGACGATTCCCCTCCGTTCTGATGTGCGGCATCCCCAACCCCGACAAGGAGACCCAGCGATGAGCGACAGCGAGAACCTGACCGAACTTGCTGCGGCTGTGAGCCGCGCCGACCGGGCGGAAGCAGCCCTCGCCCGCGTCGAGCACACCATCGCGTACTGGGAGCGCACGCCCGCGCTCCGCAAGGGGACCGCAGCAGCCGAGATCCGGAAAGCAATCGAAGGGACCCAGCGATGAGCGACATCACCGCGGACGAGTACCGCACCGCAGCGAAGGTGCTCGCGGCCAGTTGGAATCAGCGCGGCTTTCCGTACTCAGCACGGACCGCGGGCGAGTACTGCGAGGACCAGGCCACGCGTTTGGAGGCCGAGTCTGCCCGCGACGAGTACGTGGAGACTCTGGCGGACGTGCTCGCGGTCGCAGAGGGTGGGGCGCACCTTGACCAACTGCAGGGTTGGCGTCAGACGGGCCTTCGCGATGGCATCCGCGCCGTCCTCGACCGACTCGCGGCTGATGGGCGTCTACTCCCCGAAGGCGGGATCGCTCTGACCCGCAGGGAGGCGGAGGGTTTCGTCACTGTGCTGCAGCGGCACTACCCGGAAGGTGAGGCGGCTCTGCTCGCGAGTTTGCGGGAACGCCTCGACGCCCCGCCTGCTGTGTCTGTCCCGGACAGCGGGCCGGATGGCACACCGGAGAAGCCCTGGCTGACATGGCAGGACGTGCCGGAGGGGGCTGTGTATCAGAGCCACTTATCAGGCGCGCATTGGCGATACGAGAACCGATGCGGGCTTCCGTACGCATTCGGTGAGAACGCCGTCGTTGCGGGCGGATATCTGAACCAGCACCTCGCCCCGTTTGTGCGTGTGGACGGAGACCAGGCATGACGATCGAGCGAGAGTGCAGCGAGTGCGGGTCGGCAGTTGATTCCGATGGCGATGCGCTGTCTGGCTGCGCCTGGAATCCACCCGCCACGTGCGATACGTGCGGGGCCTGCTACTGCGATGGGAGCTGCTGATGAGCACTGCGGAACAGATCATCGCCGAGCACCGCTTCGACGACGTGAGCCCCGGACTGGAGTTCTGCACCTGCGGATGGGGCGGCGAGAGCCACGCCGCGCATGTGGTGGCTGCACTCACCAACGCCGGCAAAACGATCGTGGGCGACGTTCGCGAGGAGTGGTCGCATCGCAACAGCAACGGCGGTGCGTCCTTCCATCCCACACGCGAGTCCGCCGAAGCCGAGCAGGCTGCATGGGAGCGGGAACGTCGAGAGGGCGGCGGGTATCGCAGGCTCGGGCCGTCCATGCCGCCGTCCGACGGGATCTACCGCCGGACCGTAACCGAGTGGGAACCGGCTGCTGCTCGTGTGGCGGAGGGCGGTGACCAGCCATGAGTGAGGCTTCCGATACCGGTATCGCCCGCTGTGTTCACACCATCGACGAACTGCAGGCGGCCGTCTCCCGGGCCCGCCACCTCGCCGAGCATTGGGTGGCACGGTCGGACCCGGTCATCCGTGAGTGCGGGCGGACACTCCTCAACCGACTGGACGGGCCATGAAGCTGCGGGCCGGATCCTTGTTCTCCGGGTACGGGGGCCTCGATCTGGCCGTGCAGGAAGTGTTCGGCGCTGAAGTCGCCTGGCACTGCGAATGGGAGTCAGCCCCGTCCGCGATCCTCGAGCACCACTGGCCCGGCGTGCCGAACCTCCACGACGTCACTGAAGTCGACTGGACCACCGTCCCGCCCGTCGACATCCTCACCGGCGGCTACCCCTGCCAGCCATTCAGCGCGGCAGGCAAGCGAAAGGGCACCGACGATGAACGACACCTCTGGCCGTACGTCCGGGAAGCAATTCGCGTCCTACGACCCCGATACGCGGTCCTGGAGAATGTGGCCGGCCACCGGTCTCTGGGGTTCGATCGAGTTCTCGGAGACCTGGCCGAAGACGGGATGCATGTCCGATGGACAAGCCTTCGAGCTTCCGACATCGGCGCACCGCACCACCGCGAACGTCTCTTCATCCTCGTCGCTCCTGCCGACTCCGACGACCGGGAACGCGACCGGGACGAACGAGAGACGCGGCGGCAGCAGGTCGAACGAGAAGCTACTGCCCGGCGTGGTCCTCGACTTCCTGCCCACCCCGGTGACGACGGATGCGAAGGGTGCCCGGAACGCGACCGCCACTCGTCGGCCGGGATCGCAGCATCACGGCGGGACGACGCTGACCGACGCGGTGACCGTGCTTCCGACACCGGTCGCTCAACCGTCCGGCAACAGCCCGGAGGCGCATCTACGGAAGAAGCCGGGTCGGGTGCAGGTGACGGATCTGTCGATCATCGTGGAGAACGGTCTACTCGAGTCGGGCGGGAAAGTCCAGGCGGCGGATCCACCACTGGGATCGACTGGGGCGCCTACGCTCCCTCTGTTCGGCGATGGGAACGACTGACACGGCCAGCGCCGGCGCCTACCGAGCCGAACAAGAACGGTCGACCTCGACTCTCGGCAGCGTTCGCCGAGTGGATGATGGGCCTCCCCGTCGGCTGGGTCACCGACCCTGCGATCGGCATCTCCCGGGCCGACCAGCTTAAGGCGATCGGCAATGGCGTGTGCCCGCAGCAGGCTGTCGCTGCACTGCATTCGATGACGGAAGCTGCTCACATTTGAGCCTCGCGGTCCGTCTGTGGGGCAACGGTTTTCGAGTATCAACTCGAACACGGATTCGATAGAATGGGGATGGCCCCGGAAGTGCTGTGAACACTGCCCGGGGCCTGACCCACCACCTTGCAACAGAAGGGACGGGCTGTCGTGAATGTTACCGGCACCCAGCCGCGGGTTTCCCGCCGGCACATCATCACCAGACTCGACGACATCCGGCAGGCGCGTGAACGTGTCCACTTCGATTGGATTGATGCGATGCGTGAGGCCCGCGAGCACGGGTTCACCAATCAGCAGATCGCGGATGTTCTTGGGGTGACTGAGGCTGCGGTCAGGGGCGCACTGAAACGGGCGGAGGGCAACTGATGCCACGTGATCATGGCCGGATCAGCTCGACGATCTGGCGCGATAAGGACTTCCGTCGGCTGTCGGTGGAGGCGCAGCGCTTGTACATGCTGCTGCTGTCACAGCCGACGGTGAACAATGCTGGACTGCTCCCATTCCAGTTGGGTAAGTGGGCGAAGGGCTGCGACGCCACTACGGAAGCTGATGTGTTGCGGGCGCTCACGGAGCTCTCATCGAATGACTTCGCATACTTCGATGCCGACACCGAGGAGACGTTCGTGCGGTCGTACATCCGCAACGACGGCATCTTGAAGCAGCCGAACATCGTCAAGAACGCGCTGCGGTGCGCGAAGGCGATTGAGAGTGACTACCTGCGGGCTGCGATGGCTATCGAGCTGCGTCGGCTTCGCCGTGGTGATGCGGCGGACGTGGCGGATGAGTTGGATCCGGATGGCACTGCCGGGGAGGACTTCTCCAAGCTTCACGTAACCCATCCGGAAGGGCTAGCGAACCCCTCGGAAACCCTTTCGGAACCCTTCGTCGAAAACGAAAGGGTTTCGAAACCCCTCTCGAACCCTGCGGGGAGGGGGAGGGGGAAGGGGGAGGTTCTATCTCCTGTTCTTGATTACTCAAGTTCTAAAGACGCGAATGCGACCGAGAATCCGGTCGCGGCCCCGGAGCAGACCGCGACTGCGAATGCCTACGAGCGAGTCGGGAAAGCGTTCAACTTCATGGCTGTCCGTGGGATCGCGAAGTGGGCCATCCACACCCGCGAGACCGACCCCAAGGTTGTCGAGGACGCGTTGGTGGCGATCTACGAGATGGGGAAGCCGATCACGAAGCAGCTTGTCGGCCAGTACCTGGATGGGCATCTGGGGCGTCCATCCCGCCCGGGTGTCTCCCGCGCTGACGACAAAGTCCAGAACTACCTCGAGACGGGTCAGCGTCTCATTCACGCACGGAAGGAACTCGCATGATCGCCGATGACGATTTGGAGACCGCAGCGCTTGTCTTGGCGAAGTGTGCGGCGAACGATCCGTGGTTCCCGAACGGCGGGGATTCGACGGTGATGGCGTGGGCGGAGGTGTTCGCCGACTCCGGGCTGGGGCGGGATGACCTGTTGGCGGGTGTGACTCGCGCCTACCGGCTGGAGGGCTCCCCGTTCAAGCCTCTGCCGGCGTCGATCGTGAAGCACGCCCGTCTCGCTTACACGGAGGCCCTGCAGGGGCTGTCGAAACAGGAGCGGGAGGCGATGGAGGAGGCGTCCCACATCCTGCAGGACATGGGGTTTCTGCCTCCGGAGGCGCATAGGTGGGTGCGGGCGGTGAAGGCGGGTCGCCGGAAGCCGTTCGAGTTGACGGCGGAGCAGGATCGACTGCTTCGGGAGCGGTTGGTGGAGCGTCGGGAGTTGCAGGCGGATCCGGCTCGGGCCCGGGCACTGCTGTCGGGGCGGGTGGTGGGCAATGGCTGACTGCAAGGACTGTGTGGCGGAGGGGGTGTCGACGAACCGGCCTGCACCGCATCCGGGCCCCCGCTGCGTGACTCACCATCGGCTGGTCGTGAAAGCGCGCAGGAAGGCCGCTCACGCCCGCAGGGTTACATCCACCTACGGGATCGGTTTTCACGCGTACACGGCGATCCTGGAGGCCCAGAACGGGCGCTGCTATATCTGCCAGCGGGCGACAGGGGCCACGCGACGGTTGGCTGTCGACCACGACCACGCGTGCTGCCCCGCCGGCGGATCCTGCGGCCAATGCGTCCGCGCACTCCTCTGCAGCCCCTGCAACCGACTCCTCGGACACCTCCGCGACAACACCGACGCACTCCACCGCGCCATCACCGTCATCCGCGACCGGCCCGCACAAGCCGTCCTCAACTCCCTCGACACCAAGGACCACCAATGACGCTGCCTGAAACCGCCCTCATCACCTGGCTCGCAATCGTGTCCATCGGATTCCTCATCCTCCTCACCGTCGGCCTGGGCGTCCTCGCCTACCAGCTGTATCTGTTCTTCAAGGAGGACCAGTGACGAATCTTGAGCGGCTGCGAGACCGAAGGACGCCACCAATGCAGCCGCTCAGCGAATCCGACTTTCACAGGCTGCGTGTCGGGGACCGCTTCGCCACTGTCGACGAGAACGGCCAGGAGCGGCACCACGTCGTGACCGCGGTGCACGACACGGTGGACGGCCGCCAGGTCACTGTCTGCGATCCACGCTTCTACGGAGAGGGGTTCCAATGACCGACTGCAAGCACTGCGGGAAGTCGATCCATCAACCGCTTCTGCACTGGCTGCACTCGGACACCTGGGACCGCGTCTGTCACTTCGCGACTCCGGAGTGGACATGGGCCGGACCGCACACCTACGCCACCCCGAAGGAGGCATCGTGAGCACACGAGACGAGCTCGCCAACCTGATCGACGACGCCGCGGAATGGGCCACCAGCCAGGGGCGCATCTGCTCGCCACACGAAGTCGCCGACGCGATCCTCGCCGCCGGCTGGCACCCACCCGTCAGGGGCGAAACATGGGAGTGGGCTGTGGAGGGCGACAAGCCTGAGCCGTGGGTGATGGATGACCACGGCATCAAGAGCCGCGAGGATGCCGAGGCTGCGGCGGAACGGGTCCGAACGGATTGGCCTGCCGTCGATCCGACTGCCCGTGTCGTCCGTCGCCTTGTCGGCCCGTGGGAGGTGGCATGAACCAGCAAGACGAACTGTCCAACCTGATCTTCGAGTCCATCCGCAAGTCTGGGAGCAGCGCTGTCGCTGCCGAAGCCGTCTTCGCCGCCGGCTACTCCCGCCCACGTGTGGTGGAGACCATCGAGGAGCTCGAATCACTGCCAGCTGGCTCTGTGATCCTGGATGGGGACACGGTGCCCTACGAGCGTGTCGGAAGCGAGTGGATCGGCTGCGACGCGGGAGATGTGTACCGCGACGGCGGACTGCTCCGCCTCCCCGCAACTGTCGTCCACCTACCCGAGGAGAAGCCATGACGACCTTTCCCAGCGCCGCTGAGGGGCCACAGGTTCGGCACGTGACTGTCGGTGGCATCGAAGAGTTCGACGAGTTCGTAGCCAACGGTGTCGACGTGCACTTCGAGGCGATGGGTCAGAACGCTTGGTGGATCGGGATCACTGATCCGAAGACCAGGCGTTCGTGGCACATCAACTGCGGCGCGGTGAACGAGCGAGCGAAGGGCTATGCGCGATGCGAGGAGGTGACCCGATGACGGCTGGCGTGTGTAAGCACTGCGGCCACCCGATCTATCAGGGGTGGAACTACAACGGCCACCTCGTGTGGATGCACGTCGGAGACGGCCGACGGTCGTGCGCCGCCACCAACGCAACCCCGATGGAGACAACATGACCAACACTGCCCCGATCATCGGTTACATCGTCGTCTCCAAGCGGGACCGGGGGGACGGCGGATTCGACTACATCGACGTGAGCAGCCTGTGGCCGCACCGAGAAAGCGCCGAGGGTAGCCGCAGGGAGTGGCTTGAAATGGCTAAGAAGCATCCCGGCCGCTACCGGGACACCGAGTTCATCATCGCCGAAGTCAGGGGGAACGCATGACCATCGACCTCGACAAGCTCGATGCGGTGGCAGCAGGCGGTCACTCGCACCTGCTGCAGTGCATCGAAGGTTTCGCAGACGGCTACTTCGGCGGATCCGACGGAAAGATCGACGCATCGCACGCCGAGCACTTCGCCAAGTACCTCGTGGAGTCGATCGAGTGTGAGGACGAAACGCTCTGCCTAGTGGAAGCTCGAGTGCTCTCCGCCGTCGTCGCTGAGCTGCGGGAGGCGCGAGCAACCATCGAACGCCTTGAGTCCGTGATCCTGTCGTCCGCCGGACGGATGTTCAGCAAGAACGGTGGCGCGGGCGTCCCGCTCGACAAGCTCCTCGAAGCCCTGGGCGGTGCCCGTGACTGACCAATTCCACATCACCGCCACCCAGATGCGGGCGCTCGTCGCACTCCTCGGTGAGATCCCCGCCCTCATCGACGACCTCGCCATCACGTTGACCCGACAGGACTGCATCGGTGCCGGCGGAATCCGAGTCACCGGCGGCAGTGACGAACAGCCACTACCCATCAATCTGGCGGCATCGGATGCACACGATCTGCTGCACTCCACCCTCGCCTCATGGGCCCGCCACATCTACGAGTCCCGCGGGCAGGGGTACACCGGACCGAGATCCACGGTCGGCCTGTCTTCATGGCTGGCAGCCAACGTCACCCGCCTGGCGATGACGGAAGGCTGCGAGGAAGCGCACGACGAAATCGAGCACGCCATGAGCCAATGCCGACGAGTCTGCGACCTCCCCGCCGACCCGTACTGGAAGACCGCAGGCACACCCGACCAGGCCCGGGCCACCGAACTACCGGCATCAGGGATTGCGGTGGCAGCGAAGTCCCTTGGCCCCGAGTACGCGGAACTGACACGGGACCGTGTGAACGGGCTACACAAGACCGGCAGAATCACCGCCGTACGCATCTTGGAGGACACCCCGATCTACCGGTTGGGTGATGTGATGGATGCGCATGTGGCGACACCGACGAGGCGAAGGAAGAAGACAGCATGAGCGACATCGTGGAGTTCCTGCGGGCACGGCTGGACGAGGACGAGCAGACGGCGACTGCTGCCACCTCGGCCACGTTCGGTGAAGAACCGACGTGGACGTCGAAGGACGACGGAACTGGTAGGCAGACCCACGGCTACGTCATGGCGGACCACACGGCAATCTGCGGTCACGACGGTGACGACGTGCTGCTTCCCGTCGCTGACCACATCGCCCGGCATGATCCGGCCCGCGTGCTGCGGGAGGTGGAATCGAAGCGGGGAGTCCTCGCCGACTACGAGCTGTACAAGGACGCCAAGTATCCCGACTCGGATGGGGGCCACGCGATGGCGCTGGAATATGTGCTTGATCTCCTCGCCGCCGTGTACTCGGATCACCCTGACTACCAGCAGGAGTGGGCTATCGGCTGATGGCCTTATCCACGGGCATCGTGTAGGCTAAAGCCTGAAGCGAGTGGTGATTCTGAATCCCGCTCGCTTTTGGTGTTTCCGGGGGAAGATCCTGGAGGCGCCCGTCACCTCCCGGGCATGAGCCTGTAAAACTGCCCCGTCGCCTGCGGCGTAATCCATTGCAGGGATGCGAGCCCCAGAGATGCGCTCGCTCCAGCCGTACTTGATGCGGCGAGCCCTACGGACTGCCAACGCGGTGCCGTAGCTGACAACTGAATAGGTCCCCTGTAGCTCAACAGGTAGAGCCGTGGCGCTGGAAGGCGGCCGCACAGACGCCGGTTCGAGTCCGGCCAGGGGAACGGGAGGAGCGCGCAGTGAGTGAGACACGCATAATCGCGTTGCCTGCAGTCGCAACCGCAGACAGCCCTGACGTGGAGATGTGTACCGTCGGCGGTGTCGACCATGACTGGCGGCCCTTCGAGTATCTCCAGTTCAATCGGCCGCACACTTCATGGCGCTGCGTCTGGTGTCATGCCGTCGCGTGTGGCGACTACACCGAACCTGATCCGTGCCTGCAGCCCTACCATCACCGCGGCAATCATGTCTCTCGCTCCGGCGTTCAGTGGCCTATCGGCGGCGACCGGCCGGTGGCTACGTAGTCAATGACCCACCGTTCTTCCGGGACATCCTGTGTTGCAGCCTCTTCCCCGGCGCACGCACGCCACACGGTGGCAGTCCCGGCCCCCGCGAGCAGCCTCTGGCGCCCGGGGATACAGCGCCCCGCCGGCAACTCCCCTGCCGGTGGGGCGCACCTACTTCCGTCCACGCTCGGATGACTCCTTTTCAAGTCGGCCTGGCAGCCCTGAGCGTGGGCGGAACCCCAACCTGTCGGAGGTGCGCATGGATCCGATCAAGGCGATCGCCGACATCGCCGGTCACGTGCTGATCCGCATCGGCAACGCCATCCTCGGCAACCCAGACAACCCATCCACACCAGCCATCCACATTGGGGAAGTCCACATCCACTGCGACCATCAAGGCGCAGACCTGGACAACGCAGACAACAAGGGCTGGCCCTGGACACGGCGGCGGCGAACCTGATGGCACGCAGCCGTAACCGTGTCTGCCGCATCCCCGGCTGCCCCAACATCCAACCCGACACGCTCTGCCCCCGACACCAACAAGAACGGGACAGGCACCAGAGGGCAACAACACCAACGAAGGTCACCCGCGACTGGGCAGAGCAGAAGCGCCGCAAAGCAGCCGTCGACGCACACCGCGCCCGACACGGTGACTGGTGCCCCGGCATCGGACGGCCAGCCCACCAGGCGACAGACCTAACCGCGAACCATGTCACCCCAATCGCTAGAGGCGGAGACCCGCGCGGCCCCCTCACAGTCGTGTGCCGGTCCTGCAACTCCCGCCAAGCCGACCGATTCTGACCCGCCCACGGGCCAACCAGAGGGTCGGAACACCCACCCCCAGGGGAGGGGACCGCGACAGCCCAAAACGATTCGCCGCGGGAGAGGGCGCAAATCCGCACAGATGGTTCAAACGTTTCCGGAGGGCGCGATGCCTGCCGGTCCCCGACTGTGGCGCGATGCCGCTGAAGGATGGTGATCACGATGGCTCGTGGTGGTGCTCGGAATAGGTCTGGTCCGCAGGTGGATCCGTCGTCGGCGCGTTCTGATCGGCGGGGTGTGTCGTTGTCGGCGTTGCCTAGTGAGGGCTACCGGGGAGAGGTTCCCGGGTTCCCGTTGCTGCGCCGGAAGGTGATGCGGTGGGAGTACGGGGAGAAGGGCTCGAAGTTCCAGGTTGTTGATGAGGATGCGACGGAGCTGATCGCGGAGCGTGAGGCTGAGCTGTGGGCGTGGGCGTGGACGACGCCGCAGGCTGTTGCGTGGGCTCGTGAGCCGTGGCGTTGGCAGTCCGTCGCCCAGTGGGTGCGAACGTCGGTGATCTGCGAGACGAGTGAGGCGACCGCGGCTGATCGTGGGTCGGTGCACCGCTTCGCGGATCAGATTGGTTTGACGCCGGCTGGTTTGAAGGAGAACGGCTGGCAGATCGCTGCCGATGAGGTCGCGGAGGCTCGTGTCGAGAAGTCGACACCTACTGAGCCTTCTGCGACTCCGCAGCGTCGTCTTCGGTCGGTGTCCGGTGGAGGAGCTTGACGGTTTCCTCGTCGACTTCCCGACGCTGGGTGATATCGGTGAGGCTTGGATTCGGCAGCATTGCCGGGTGCCGGACGGGCATCGGCGTGGCGCCGAGTTCGTGTGGTCTGACTGGCAGTTCTGGTGTGCTGCCAAGTATTACCAGGTGCGGCCCGGTGTCGAGTGGGGCGTCGGCGAGGCTGGGGAGCCGGAGCCGTTGTTCAATCAGGCGTTCGTGTATCGGCGGGCACAGGTTGTGGCGCCGCAGAAGACCGGTAAGGGCCCGTGGGCTGCGTCGTTGACATGCCTGGAGGCCGTCGGCCCGTCCCAGTTTTATGGCTGGGCGGAGAAGGGCGACGGCTACGCCTGCTCCGAGTGGGGTTGCGGGTGCGGGTGGGAGTACGAGTACCTGCCTGGTGAGGCGATGGGGATGCGTCATCCGTCGCCCGTGATCCAGTTGACGGCGAACAACGAGGATCAGGTCGGGAACGTCTATCGGCCGTTGACGGCGATGATCCGGTTGGGTCCGCTGTCGGATCTGATGTTTCCCCGCGAGGGGTTCATCCGGATCGCGGGTGAGGCCGGCGGCGATGACTTCGACCGGATCGATGCGGTCACCTCGAGTGCTCGCGGTCGTCTCGGTAACCCGGTGTCGTGGGTGCTGCATGACGAGACCGGCCTGTACACGGTGAACAACAAGATGGTCGGTGTCGCGGAAACTCAGCGACGCGGCGCGGCAGGTATGGGCGGTCGCACGTTGGAGACCACGAATGCGTGGGATCCGTCGCAGAACTCGACGGCGCAGCGCACGTATGAGTCGCAGGCCACGGACATCTTCAAGTTCTTCCGCATCCCGCCGAAGAATCTGTCGTGGGGGAACAAACGGGACCGTCGCCGGATCCTCAAGTACGTGTACGCCGGCTCGCCGTGGGTGAACATCGACTCGATCGAGGCGGAGGCGCTCGAGCTGAACGAAACCGATCCTGCACAGGCGGAACGGTTCTTCGGGAACCGGCTCGTGTACGGCCAGGGTTCGTGGCTTCGAGATGGGTTGTGGGAGGGCCAGTATGCCGCAGCTCTGGCTGCCCAATCCTGATCCTGGGACACCGATCTCGGTGGGCGGGGACGGGTCGGAGAACAACGACTTCACCGCGATCCGCTGCGAGACGCGGGACGGGTTCCAGTTCACACCCCGGTACGGGCCTGATAGGCGACCGACGATCTGGAATCCAGCCGAGTGGGGCGATCAGATCCCGCGCGGTGAGGTTCATGCCGCTGTCGATGAGATCTTCTCGACGTGGCGGGTTGAGCGGTTCTACTTCGACCCGCAGGACTGGTATTCGGAGATCGGTGACTGGGCGCTGCAGTACGGCGATGAGCACGTGTTCGAGTGGCCCACCAACAAGGTGGATCGGATGTATCACGCGATCCGCCGGTTCGAAACCGATCTGGCGTCCGGGCGGACAAGTCATGACGGCTGCCCGATCACGTCGGTGCACATCGCGAACGCCCGCAAGGTCGCGAAGCCCGGGCAGAAGTACATCCTCGGCAAGCCGGCCGACCACCAGAAGATTGACGCCGCAATGGCTTCGATCCTCGCTCACGAAGCCGCATCTGATGCCCGCGAGGCTGGATGGGCGGATCCCGTCAGCAACCGAATGATTGTGATGTAGAGGGGTGATGTAGCAGATGCCTGAAGCTGTCGATCTCATCCCGGTTTTGGAGAAGGGTCTCGCTGCCGATGCTGCGAATCTGACGAAGTACGACAATTACCTCGAGGGCGAGCAGCCTTTGAAGTACATGTCGGAGGCGATGCGGGAGGAGATCGGGGACACCGTCGCCGAGCTGGTCTTGAACTGGGCCCGGCTGGTGGCGGAGGCGAATGAGTCCCGCTTGGATGTGGAGGGCTTCCGCTACGCGGACTCTGATGTCGAGGACGAGATCCTGTGGGCCGGCTGGCAGTACAACGACATGGACGAGCAGTCCCAGCAGGGGCACCTCGATTCGATCGCGCTGTCCCGCTCGTACGTGCTGATCAGCGCCAACGACGAGAAGGATCAGCCGCCGCGGAACACTGTCGAGTCGCCGTTCCAGGTGTGGGCGAGACGCGATCCGAAGACCCGCAAGGTGACGAGCGCGATCAAGAAGTGGAAAGACGAAGACGACGTCGCCCACGCCCTCGTGTTCACGCCGATGGAGACTCAGGAGTTCGTCAGCAAGTCGGGCGAGTGGGTTGCCACCGACTTCCAGGACAAGCACAACTTCGGTGTTGTCCCCGTGGTTCCTCTGGTGAACCGGCCGCGAATCCTGCGCCCGGACGGACGATCCGAGTTCGTCGACATCATTCCGCTGGCGGATGCCGCGAACAAGATGGCGACGGACATGATGGTGTCCGGCGAGTTCCATGCGATGCCGCGGCGTTGGGCGTTCGGCTTGAAGCAGTCCGACTTTGTGGACCGCCACGGCAACCCGTTGTCGACGTGGTCGAAGGTGAAGTCGCGGCTGTGGGCGAACGAGAACCCGAACATCAAGGTCGGCCAGTTCGACGAGGCGGATCTGACGGTGTTCCACAACACCATCAAGCTGCTCGCGCAGTTGACATCCCAGTTGGCTGCTCTGCCGCCGCACTACATGAACTTCGTCGGCGACAATCCGACGTCGGCTGACGCGATCCGCTCGTCGGAGACGCAGCTGGTGAAGCGGATCGAGCGCAAGCACACGTTCCTCGGCGGGGCGTGGGAGGAAGTGCAGCGCATCAACCTGATGTACCTGCGCAAGTCCCCGAAGCTCGAGGCGCGCGACTACCAACTCGAAACGGTGTGGCGGGATCCGTCCACGCCGACTGTCGCGCAGAAGGCTGACGCGGCGGTGAAGAAGTACGAGTCGGGGATCGTGCCGCTCGAGCAAACCCGCATCGACCTCGGCTACTCGGCGACGCAGCGTGAGCAGATGCGCCGCATGGATGAGCAAACATCGGCTGCTGCAGCGATAGCCAGGTTCGGACGCCCAGGGTTGGGCAATGATTCCTGACGCTGCTGTCGCCTACTACAAGGGGCAGCAGCGGCTGACGATGGAAGCGTTGGCGATCGCGGTCGATGTGTGGGGCAGCCGCCCGCCCGCAGATTTCGATGTCTGGTTCGACCGGAACATCGAGATGCTGGTGGAGTTGGCTGTCGTCGCGCAGCAGCGCGCTGTCGAGGCGTCAGAAGGCTACGTCGCGGATGTGCTCGATGAACTCGGCACACCGGTCGTAGCGGTCGCTGAAGCTGTCCCATCTGGCCTGGTTGGGGTCGCTTCGGATGGCCGCGGCCTCGATTCGCTGATGTATGGCGCGGTCATCACGGCGAAGGGGCGGATCGCGGAGGGTGCCGGCGCCACACAGGCGTGGGATTCGGGTCTCGCCGCGCTCACGCGGAGGATGCAGACGCAGATCGCTGACGCCGCGAGGGTGTCGACCGGCCTGTCGATCGCCGTCCGCCCACGCGTGGGGTACGTGCGGATGCTCAACCCGCCGTCGTGTTCGCGCTGTGCTGTTCTCGCCGGCCGGTTCTACCGCTACAACAAGGGCTTCCGCCGGCACCCAGGCTGCGACTGCAGGCACATCCCGTCACGCGAGGACCAGTCGGGTGATCTGCGTACTGACCCGAAGGAGTACTTCGACAGCCTGTCGGAGGCTCAGCAGGACAAGCAGTTCACAAAGGCGGGCGCTCAGGCCATCCGGGATGGCGCCGATGTCGCCCAGGTGGTCAATGCCCGCCGCGGCATGTCGACTCGGGACTTGAATGTGGCCGGTTGGGTTCCGGCTGGACGCATGTCCCGAACTGATGTGTACGGGCAGCAGTTGGCGACCACCTCGGAGGGCGTTACCCGGCGCGGCAACGCCTACAGGTCGATGCGGCAGGCCCGCACCGGCAGCGATGTTCGCGGCGGACGCCGCTACTTCCAGACTCGCACTCCACGGCTGATGCCGGAGGCAATCTACGAACTCGGCGAGGACCGCGCCGACACGCTGCGGCTCCTCAAACTCTACGGCTACCTCACGTAGCCACTCATGACTCCCGACTGGCGCGATGCCGGGCCCGGGCTACCCCCGCGATGGAGGACACACACCAATGAATGCAGGTACTGAAGGCGCTGGCGTCGCATCTGACAGCACGAATCCGGGCGGTGCGACACCGCCCGCGCAGCCGTCAACGCAGCCAGCTGATTCGCCGCTCGGTGAGCCCGGTTTGCGGGCGCTGCAGGCGGAGCGTGAAGCTCGCGCCGAGGCGGACCGGAAGGCTGCTGAACTGCAGCGCCAACTGGATGAGATCGACGCGGAGAAGCTGACCGAGCTGGAGAAGGCGCAGCAGGTGGCGGCAGCCGCCCAGCAGAGCGCCCAGGAGATCGCGTCCTCGAAGGACACCGTCGACGCCGAGAATCTGCGACTGCGGTTCGCCATCAACAACGGCGTGCCGGCGGCGTGGATCAACAGGCTTCACGGCTCGACCGATGAGGAACTTGCCGCTGACTGGGAGTCGCTGAAGCCGACTCTCGTTGCCCCGGTCGATCCGAACGCGCCTCGCGTGCCTGCACCACTTCCTCACGCCGGCCCGCAGGGTGGGCCTCCGCAGACGGAAGACGACCTTCTGTACGAGCAGATCTACGGATCTAGAAAGTGAGGCCCTGACATGGCCGAATACGTTCCCATCCGGAAGCCGGGCGCAGCACTCGTCTCGCAGGCATCCGCAAACATCACCGGCGGCCAGCTTGTCGCAGTGACCGGCAACGGCACTGTCGCAGCGACTTCCGCCGCAACCGCCGCGTGGCTCGGTGTCGCCGCGTTCGATGCCGCATCCGGTGACAAGGTCACCATCCACGCGGTCGGCGAGCATGAACTCGCTGCTTCCGGCGCTATCACTGCCGGCGCGAACGTGATCCCCGCAGCTAACGGTGCAGTCGCCACGATCGGCGCCGGCACCGACTACTCGCAGGTTGTCGGTGTCGCTGTCTCTGCCGCTTCGGGCGGCAAGGTGCGCGTCGTTCTCCGCTGAACCCCCATTCTCCCTGGAGTCCGTGAGGCTCCGGCAACTTAAGGAGGGGCCAAATTGGCCATCACCTACCCCCCGGCACCGCCCACGTTTTCCGGGGACATGCAGACCGTCAACCGGTTCCTGTCGACCCCGACTCTGGTGTCGCGGCGCGCAACTGAGATCGCGCGCCAGCGGTTCATCTCCGATGTGCTGCTGACGTCCCGCACTGATGTTGCGGGCGGTGCGATCGTCTTCGAGCAGGACGATCCGCTGTACGTCGAGCGGCCCGTCGAGATGGTTTCGCCCGGCGGCGAGTACCCGCAGACCGGGCTCGCGGACGCTGTTCCGCAGGCCGTGAAGGTCAACAAGTGGGGCCAGGACGTGCCGATCACCGACGAGAAGATCAAGCGGTCGAACTTCGCTGCGGTCGAGAAGGCGCTGACCCGCCTGGTCAACACCGCGGTGCGGAACTGCGACTCGATCTCGCTGTCGCTGATCGCATCCCAGGTCACCCAGACGCAGGCCGTCACCGACGGCGCGTGGGCCGGTTCCACGAAGATCCTCCGCGACATCATGCTCGCGAAGGCCACCATCATCGGCCTGAACAAGGGCTACGACCCGAACGTACTCGTCGTCGATGACACCACCTGGGCGTACCTGGCTTCGGATCCGGCGATCCAGACTGCGCGAGCACGCGAGGACTCGGCGAACACGATCTACACGGGCGAGTTCCCGTCGATCGCCGGCCTGACCATCCTGCCGACGCCGAACCTTCCCACGGCCGGCGCCTGGGTCGTCGACACCAACGCCCTCGGTGGCATCGCGGACGAGAAGCTCGGCGGCGGCTACACCGGCGAGACGATCGAGACGAAGACCATCCGCGACGAGGACAACGATCAGTGGAAGGTCCGCGCCCGCCGCGTCTTCGTCCCGTACGTCAGCGAGCCGGGTGCCGCTGTCAAGATCACCGGCATCTGAGAGGAGTTCTCGTGAGCTACATCGTGAAAGCCCCTCTCGTGGGCGTCAATGGCGCGGACGGCAAGGTGAAGTACCTGTACTGCGGTACCCCGGTCCCGTCCGACGTTTCGAAGGGCGACATCGAGCGCCTCGTCGCTGACGGTCTGGTGACTGGCGGCGAGGAGGATGCGAAGCCGTCCACCCGTCGAGCAGGGGGCAAGAATGACAGTTCCGGTTCCGACGCTGATCGAGCTGTCTGACGTAGAGACACGCCTCGGTGAGACACTCACCGAACCGGAGGCGGCGCAGGTTCGGTCTCTGATCGAGTTCGCGTCCGACAAGCTGCGGGTCCTCGTCGACGCCCTGGATCAGCGAGTCCAGGACGGCGCACTGCGTCCGAGCCTGGTTCGCGGGACGCTCGTGACCGCGGTCTGTCGGGCCTTCGACACGCTCCGGGTCGGTATCCGGGTCCGCAGCTCACAGTTCCCTGAGATCGCCACCACCTACGCGGATGCTGACGACTCGCTCGTGTACTTCACGGACAAGGAACTGGAGTTGCTGCAGCCGACGGGGCCTGGTGTCGGTGGCGCCTTCTCGATCAGGCTCGGCTGATGCCGCGGCTTCCGGAGAAGTGGACGCTGCTCGTGCACAGCACGCAGCAGGTCCAGGACGAATCGACTGGGAACTGGTTTCCCGCGGCCGCTCCGACACCGGTGCCGTGGACGGGATTGCTGCAGCAGCGGCAACTGTCCGCGGCGTCGGTGGACGCCGGCAATACCGAGTTCGCAGCGGACCACGTCGTTAGTTCGTTTGTCCTGCTGCTCGATCCTGGGCTGGAGCCGTTCCCGACGCAGAGGGACTCGTTCCGTGATTCGGCGGGGGTCGTCTACCGCATCGAGGGCCGGCCTCGCCTGCGGCGTGCCGCCAATGGATCGCAGCGGCCCGCGTACATCGCCGTGAACGTGCGGTCCGTATCTGACATGAAGGAGTAATCATGCCTCGTAAGGCTGACGCCGAGAACGCCAACGACATCGTCGAGTACCAGCACGACGGGAAGAAGCATTGGGCTGCTCGTGGTTCCCGCGCCTACCAGGATCACAAGGAGCGCCGTAGCCCGGCGGAGGCTGTGCCGTCTGCGACGACGGTGGAGGTTCCGAAGGCTGCGGAGACAGTGAAGGGCTGATCGTGGCTGCGCGGGTCCGTGTGTTTCGTGACGTCGCTGCCCGTGAGGCCCGCCGGATCTCCACGAGGGATCGTCGAAAGTTGGCTGGGCAGATCGCGAACGAGGCCCGCGCGGCGGCCCCGGTGCTGACTGGTGACTACCGGGACGGTATCGGGGTGGAGGTGCAGGGCGACCGGGTGTTCGTGGTCGATGACGACCCTGATGCGGTGTTCAAGGAGTACGGGACGTCGGACACTCCCGCTCATGCTGCGATGACTGATGCTGCCCGCCAGTACGGCAAGTACAGCGGTTGGCGACCGAGAGGCGGGTGATGACGTGTGACTCCTTCTCCGCTTCCGTTCGCGCCGGGCGCTGTCCGGCAGTTCCTGTTGTCGAAGCCGGAGTTCACTGATCTGGTTCCCGGGACGGTGGTGTCGACTCGCCATCTGCCGGATCCGTTGCAGGGCCCGTTCGTGACGTTGGCTGCACCCGGCAATGTGGGTGTGGATCCGATGCTGCGGAAGCCGATGGTGCAGATCAACGCGTGGACCCCGAAAATCGAGATCCTCGGGGGCACGGTTGATCCGGAAGAGTTGTCGTGGAATATCGCGGCGATGGCCGGGCAGCTGGTTGGCCGCGCCCACAACATCGCGTTCCGTGGCTCGGCTTGGTCGGGCCGTTGGGTTGACGGTCCGATCACGATGGTCGACACCCAGCGTGGCATCGACTTCCCACTGTTCCGTGCTGTCGTGCGTGTCGAACTGAAGATGCGCGCTCCCCGCCACTAGCAACCCCCAACCCCCAACCCCCATTTCCCCTGCCATATCGCGGTTGGGGCGAATTCTCATGCTCACTTCCGGGTGAGCCCCATATTCAGGAGGACATTCTCGTGAGCACTCACGCAGATCCAAACAAGGCGTACGTGTGGCTGGATGGTGACGTCTATCGGGCACCGTCCGGCACGGCTATGCCGGAGAACCCGTTCGCTGTCTCCCCGGTCACCGGCACCAGCCCGGGCGTTGCCTGGGACGCCTTCGGTGGCATCGAGGCCGGGTTCGAGGTCAACCCGAGCCGCGATCTGAAGACGCTGCCGGTGTGGAATCGTCGGACGGCGCCGTACAAGGTTGTGAAGGGCCCCCTCGAGGAGCGCATCAAGCTGCGTGCGACGGACTACTCGAAGGCGACGGTGTTGACTGCCCTGCAGGGTGGTTCGATCACGGAGACGTCGTCGGGTTCCGGGATTTTCCAGTGGAATCCGGGTGATGACGAAGAGTTCGCGGCGATGTTCGTGCTTCGTGATGATGAGGGCACGTCGGGCTTCTACTGCAGCAAGGTGACGTTGACGACGCCGCCTCCGCGTGTGTTCGGTGGCGAGTCGCTGGATGGGTTCGAGTTCGAGTTGCTGGCTTTGGACAAGGTTGTTCCGATCACCAGCTTCAATCCGCTTGCCCCGTCGACCCCTTAGGGCCCCTGCTGCCTGGCGTGCTGCCGGGTGGTGACGTCCTCCCTGGTGGTTAGGCCCCGGGGAGGACGTTTTGGGGGCTGCTTTGGGCCTTCCGATCCTTAGTGAGGAGTAACGGCGATGCCGTACAACGGTTTCTACCCTGGCGGGTGGAAGGATGACCCGAATCGTGGTCCGGCTAAGCCGGGCGAGACGCCGATGAATGCGGCGGCGATGACGCATTACGATCAGGCGCTCCAGGTGGCGTACAAGAGCCTGGACGAGTTGGAGACTGTGACGGGCACTGGCCGCCTGTCGGAACAGGGACTGAACGCCACTTATGCCCCGGCCTCGGGAATCGCGAAGGCGGCCCTCGCCACCCCAGTGCAGGCCTCGATCGACAAGGCGGAGACCGCTGTGCAGCCCGCCGCCCTGACTCCGATCAAGAGCGCGGTGCAGTTCCTCTCGGACGCGGTCACCACCCAGAAGACGCAGCGAATGCCGGACAACGTCAACTGGCTCACGACCTTCGCGAACGGGCATGGCTGGACTACCGCGAACCCCGGAAGCGTGTCCCTCAACAGTGCAAACGTGCAACTGTTCGGCGGGCAGGGCATCGAAGTCGCGGCCACCACGTCGGGCAACCGGACCATTGACAGCCCCAACGTCTCCCTCGACCTGACAGGGAAGCTCATCGTACTGGCGGTCAGATCCCTTGACGGCAACGCGGCAGGGTTCTACGTCCGTGTGGGTAACGCCGATATGAGTGCCTACCGCACTCTGTACGCCAACGTCTACGAGTACCGGCCCGAAGCCGGGTGGGTGTTCCTCACGCTCCATCCCGACGCCTACCTCGACCAGACCGGAACTCCGGACATGGCGGCTATCCAGAAGATCCGGATCGTCCACCTGTCGACAGGCTCGAATGCCAACACGGTGCAGTTCGGCGGCGTGGGCACCTGTCCGCGCCAAACGAAGTACCCGAACGGCGTCGTCACCATCGACTTCGACGACTCCGCGACGGGGCAGTTCACCATCGCGAGACCGCTCCTGATCGCACGCGGGATGCCGGCCACGATCTGCACGATCGCACAGAACTCGGACACGACCACTACCGAGATGACACCCGCCAACATGCACATGCTGGAGGAGTCGTTCGGCTGGGAGATCGGCGCGCACTGCGACAGGGCAGCCGATCACGTCGTGATGTCGGGGCTGTCGAACGCGCAAATCGAGGACTCGATCCTCCGAATCAGAGAGTGGCTGACATCAAACGGCTTCCGCGCAAACTACTTCGCCTATCCGGGTGGTGGCTCCAACTCGGAGTTCCTGCGTCGTACTGTCCGGACCTACTTCTCGCTGGCCCGGCGTACCGACAACACGGCGACGGTGAGACCTGAGCCGGTATACAACCCGCCGCAGACTTCAAGCTCGATCTATGAGATGCAGTCGACGGTGTTCGGCAACGGGGATCCATCGGTCATGACGGCCGCGATCAACACCGCATCGGCTCGAAAGCAGCATCTGAGCCTCACATTCCACGGGGTGGTGCCCGGAGCCTCGTCGGGACAGTCTGTGGGCGCTTCGGACCTCGCGACGATCCTCGACCTGATTGCCTCGAAGGGAATGGCGGTGACTACGCCGTCGCGGCTGTTCGGCCTGTCCCTGTAGCCCTACCTGGCTGCGGGTCGGTTACCAACCGTGGCGGTCGGCGAAACCGTGCATGGCGCACTCGGAGTCGCAGTAGCGGTCCCCGTTCTGACGGAGGCCATTGTCCGGTCCGAGCGGCGTGCGGCAATGGTCGCAGCGTTCGCGGCCGAGGTAGGCCCGCTCGGACGGAGTCGACAGATCCTGGACGCGGACTATTGTGATGACGAACAGGAACGCGGTAGCTGAGCCGAGAACGATGGCGAATTCGCGTTCACCGCCGAGCGCTGCGAGTACGCAGAGGGCAAGGCAGGCCGCCGCTGCGGCCCCGGACACGGCCGGCCTGATGGCAAACGGGAACATCTGCTTCACCTTACGGTCGAGGTGGATGCTTGTCGCAGAATGTGGGAAACTGCGGCGAGCAGCGTGAGCGGAAGGGCGAGACCAATCGAAACCGAAGACCGGACTCCTGGTGTCGTCCCCGAATTTGATATCACGGACCGCATGCGCAAAGCGCTCCGCCATAGCGGCCTAACCGTCATTGATATGGCCGGGTACCTGGGCGTCACGCGAGTGACCGTCGCCCGCTGGCTCAATCATGGACGGACGCCGTCGACACAGACGCTACGGCTGTGGTCCATGCGCACGGGAGTCGACTACGACTGGCTTGCTACTGGAGCAGCGCCCGAACGGTAAGGACGCGGTAGAAATCGGAGTCCGAAAACTGGACACCTGTATATCGTTGCGCCTAAGGCTGGCGGCCGGGGACGATCATCGCCATGAATGAGAAACGATGCGCAGTCAGTGGCTGCAACGACCCTGTGACCCACTCCCAAGGCGTGGCTGGAGAGAACCTTCGGATGGAGGGCGTTGGAAGCCTCGATCCCATGACGTTCGAGTTCGAGGCGAACTTCTGTTCACGCCACTCGCTGCGGGACTACACCCAAGGAACCTTCGACCCGACCCTGTAGATCCTCTAGAACCGAGAGAGCCCCCGCGCACGGTGGGGGCTCTCTTCGTATCCGGCTACGCCCGCCCGTAATCGCTCAGTCGAAGCGAACCGGGGGAGCAGTCACCAGCCTCAGCGTCTCTACGACCTATGCGTCCGGCGACCGCGTCGGCATCAGGGTCAAGGGAGACCAGATCAGCCTGCTCAAGAATGGCTCCGTCGTGGGTACTGTGACGGACATCAGTGTCACTGCACCTGGATACGTTGGCTTCGCCGGCAGTGGCCCGACTACTGGCTTCGAGTTCGACAATTTGCTTGTCACGCAGGCTTAGCGACGGACCCTCAGAAGTCGGTGCGGATGATGAACTCTTCCTGACAGGAGTCGGAGCAGTACCACGTGTTGGTGTCCTCAGGCAGGATGGCCATGCACTCCATGCAGCGACCGGGGTGCATCTCCGAGTACCACCACTGGCGAATGGCCTTGATCATGAGGCAGCCGCCGGATCAAGGATGCGCGCCGCTCCACCGACAACCGTGGCTCCGGGCGGCACATCCTTGGTGACGACCGCGTTTGCGCCGACCTTCGCTCCTGCACCGATAACAAGACGGTGCCCGGCCTTCGGTGCGACGACAGCACCGGTCGCGATGATGACTCCATCCTCAACAACTACACCGAAGGGGGTTCCCGTCTTCGGGGATCCAGCGCCAATGGTGACGTGCTGAGCAATTTGAACGTCACGTCCGATTGTGGTGTCGGGGTGGATCACGACACCCAGTCCGTGGTGCCACAGCCGAACGTCGTCGGCGACATTGGCCTCGGGTGGCAAGGCGTTGTTGTAGACGACTGAATTGATCGTCTTCACGATGCGGGCAACTCTGCGGAATCCGCGACGGTGCAGACGGGCACTGACAAGCCACAGGCGCTCAGGAGTCATGGTCGGCATCATCCCGCATGAGTGGTCTCGATGCTCGCTGGACCCGCCCGTAACCGCTCACGATGAGCGGTGCCGCTGCCTCGGTTCTGAAGCAGCGGCACCTTGCCGAAGAGCATCCGCGGATCTCAAGCTCCGGCCGCGACTGTCCTACCCACACACCGGTACGGACTAAACACCCATGAACCCACCCGGCGGGGGTGTCTCACACCCCACGTGCACCGGGCCCGCCCCTCGCCGGGTGGGCCTCGACGGCCCGGCGCAACCACCAACATCCAACAGCGAAAGGCCTGGTGCACACCCATGCCCGAAATGAACCCCACCCGCGAACCCGCCGGCCGTTTCGAACTGTCCGACGAGTGGGCTGTCGAAGCGCAGCCGCCCGTCCAGGTTTCCCTGTTCGGGAAGCCGTACGACATCCGCCGCGACTTCACCGGCAAGGAGGTACTCGAGTTCTCCCACCTCCTCCGTAAGGCACCGGAGGTTGGCGAGGACGGCAAGACCGCTCCGGACGCGGTGACGAAGCTGTGGGAGGAGCGGTTCCTGTTCATCCTCGCCGACGGTGACCCCACACAGTTGGCCGCCGACATTGGCGAGCAGAACATCGGTGTCGCCAACAAGATGATCAACCGCATCTACGGCTTGGCGGGCCTGCTCGACGCTGAGGGAAACTTCCGCGCGCTCTAACTGTCCTCCTCACCAAGGACGGGTGGAGCGCCACCTACGCCGGTTTCCGCCGGCACTACCACCTCGATCTTCGTCAGCAACTCCGCGACATCCCGTGGCGTGACCTCGAAGTACTGATCGAGCAGCTACCCGACGAATGGTCATGCGAGGCCGAGAACCTCGCCATGTTCCTCGACCGCTTCGACTACTTCCTCCGCTCCGAGTACACGTCATGGATCACCGACCCGGACGACCCGGAAGTGAAAGCGGAACGGGCACTGCGGAAGAAGCAGGGCATCAAACCGCCACCGCAGCCCCTCATCCCGCCTGTTGCGTGGCGGCCCGCCTCGATCGCGGACCTCCGCCGACAACTGTTCGAAACGGCCGTGGAACTGCACGCTGCACCACCGAAACCGGCACAGGCCCGGAAGCTCGGCAGCCGCGATTTCGCGGCACTCCTCTCAGGCGGCTGACCGCCCGAACCCCTCTTCTCAACACCCGGGAGGTGAGCCGTGGCAGGCGGCAGAATTGATATCGAGGTCCGGCCCGACCTCAAGGGCTTCAACACCCAGCTCGAAACCGGGCTACGAGGCGCTGTCGGTACAGCCTCGAAGATCGGCGGCCTGATCGGTGTTTCCCTCGGCGCTGGTGTCGCGTTCCAGAAGGTCATTGCCCTCGGAAACGACTACACCAACACCCTGAACACGATGAAAGCCGTGTCTCAGGCGACTGCCGCTGAGATGGCCCAGATCGGTGAGCGAGCAAAGCAGCTCGGCAATGATGCGTCGCTGCCGAATACGTCTGCCGCGGATGCTGCGATGGCGATGACGGAACTCGCCAAGGGTGGGTTCACAGTCCAGCAGTCGATGGATGCCGCGAAGGGCACCCTGCAGCTCGCGGCCGCCGCGCAGATCGATGCGGCGTCCGCGGCGACAGTCCAGTCGCAGGCACTGCAGGCGTTCAGTCTCGACGCCAGCAACGCCGCCCACGTCGCGGACGTGTTGGCGAATGTGTCGAACGCGTCGGCCGGTGAGATGACGGACTTCGCGCAGGGCCTGCAGCAGGCCGGCACCGTAGCCAACGGGTTCGGTGTGTCCATCGAGGACACGTCCGCGACCCTCGGCATGCTCGCCAACGCCGGTATCCAGGGCTCCGACGCCGGCACCCTCCTCAAGACATCACTGCTCGCACTCACTGATCAGGGCAACCCCGCCCAGGGTGCGATCGAAGAACTCGGCCTCACGGTGTACGACACCACCGGCAAGTTCGTCGGCATGCGGTCGTTGCTTGAGCAGCTCAAGACTGCTTCGGGGAAGATGACCGAGGAGCAGTACCAGGCTGCGACCGCCACCCTGTTCGGGTCGGACGCGATGCGGTTGGCGTCGATCGCAGCGAAGGACGGTCTCGCAAGCTGGGATGCCATGCGCGGGGCAATCGACCGCCAGGGCGCGGCAGCGGAAGTTGCCGCAGCAAAGACCCAGGGCCTTCCCGGCGCCCTTGCATCGGTGCAGAACTCGGCCGAAACGTTGGCACTCGAACTGTACGACCTGATCGACGGGCCTCTCGAGTCGTTCGCGAAGGGCGCCGCCGAAAAGATCACCGCCGTCACTCCGTCGATCATCGGTGGACTCGAAACGGCCGGATCCGCTGTAGGCGATCTCGGATCGGCCTTCTTCGGCCTGCCTACCCCTGTACTCGCCGCGGCAGGCGCTCTCGTGGCTGCGCGAGTCACTGGCGTGGATGCCCTCGCGTCATCGATCACCGGCGGACTCGGCAGCTCGTTTAGGGGTTTGCGCGCCGACATGCAGCAGCAGCAGGTGATCGCCCAGCAGTACGGCCGTCAACTCGGAAACGTCGGCGCCGCATTCGATGTGCTCGCCAACCGTGTCCCAGTCCTCGGCAAGATGAACGACGCCTACGTGGCCGGCGCCGCTCCGCTCGGGGCGTACGCTGACCGCCATCGCGGCCTGTCCCGTGACCTGCAAGACCAGGCCCTCAAGTCAAAGGACGCGTTCACCGCAATCGATCAACTCGGCCGCTCGGCCGGGTACGCGGCAACTGGCGGACTGGCGAAGCTCGGATCCGTGGCAAGCGGCAGCGTGTCCGCTGGGTTGTCTGGCGTGAAGTCGATGGCCGGTGGCCTTCTCGGCGCTCTCGGTGGCCCTTGGGTAGTCGGTATCGGTGCAGCCGCTGCAGCGATCGGGTTCCTTGCGGATCAACATGCACGGGCTGAGCAGAAGGCGCGTGAGCAGGAAGCTGCTGAGCGGGCACTCGGTGAAACGCTCGACGAGCAGACGGGCAAGGTTACTGCTGCCACCCGTAAGAAGTTGGCCGAGGAGGCGACGGCGAATGGCGACCTCGATCGCATGGAGTCGTACGGCCTCGACACCCGCGACTACATCAACGCGCAGACCGGCGACCAGCAGGCCTATCAGCGAGTTGCCGGTGTTGCCCGCGAGCACGTCGCTCAGGGGTTGGATTCCCAGCGGACATTCAATGCCGACGCTTACGCTGCGGCGGGCATCTCGCGTCAGGAGCTGATGTCTGGGCTGCTCAACGAGGGTAAGAGTTGGGATGACGTCAACGCCAAGATTGAGCGCTACAACCAGGTTCAACAGGCGCTGGCATCTTCGGGGCGGGAGTTCGGACCGGCAATCGACTCCCTGCAGGAGTTGATCGACGGGATGGATGACTCTGACGAGTCGGCCATCACGATGACGCAGAACATCAACAAGACCCGCGAAGCGCTCGAGCGACAGAACCGCGCAGTGCTCGACCAGAACAAGGCGCTGGGCGAGGGCATTCCAGTCACCGATTCTCTCCGCAAGAAGTTCGAGGAGTACGGCGCCACTGTCGAATCAGTTCCAGACGAGAAGACAGTCATCGTCAGGGGTCTCACAGAGGACGCCCAGAAGAAGCTCCGGGATCTCGGCTACACCGTGGAGGAATTTCCTGACGGTTCGTTCCGGGTGGTTGCGAATACGGATGAGGCGAAAGCCGCCCTGGCGGACGCAGTTGGGCGCCTCAACATGCTGGCAAATTCGAAGGCGATCTCGCACGTCAGCGCAGACAAGACTGAGTTCGACACGACTGCAGCGCAGGCGCGGGACCTCCTGAAGATCCTTGACCAGTCCAAGGCTGCTCCGGAGATCGCTCCGATCTTGGACAAGCTAAAAGCGGGTAAGCAAATCACCCTCGCTGATCTCCAAGAGATCGGCGCGAAGGTTGCTGAGCCAGAGGTCATTGCGAAGGTCGCCGATGCCCTGCGGGACATCAACGCGGTGGATGTAGCTGCCAATAATGCTGCTCGTCCACGGACTATCACCATCGACGTTGCTGCGACAAATGCCCGAGCTCAAGCCTTTTGGGCGACAGGACAGTACGGCCCAGTTGCACCGGTACTGAGCGAAAACGCGGACGGCGGTCGACTGCCCGGATTCGAGGGTGGCGGCCGGATGCCACGGCGGGCCGCGACGGACGACATCTACGCAGTCACTCCCGGCGGTATTCCGATCGCGATGGTCGACGGCGAAGAATGGGTCATCCGGTCGGCGATGTCAGAGAAGTACGACCGCGAACTGGCGATGATCAACGCCGGCACGTTCCCGAAGCTCCCCGGCTTCGAGAACGGTGGCCGGATCGCCGCGCAGCGTGCCCACGCCGGTCTCGCTGCAGAGAACGGGAAACCGTACGGGTACGGGCAGGTCGGCAACCCGTCGTGGGATTGCTCGAGCTATTCGGGTCTCGCTTACGCGCTCCTGAAGGGCCTCGATACCGCGGTCCGCTGGTACACGACCGAGTCGAACTTCCTAGGCCTCGGTTTCCGCCCCGGGACCGGGCCGTCGTCGGCACTGAACATCGGTGTCCACAACGGTGGCGGCGGACCCAACTCGCACATGACATCGATGCTCGATGGTGTTGCGTTCGAGTCGAGTTCCGATGGCGTCCAGTACGGCGGCAACGCTGCACGACCGACTGACTCGCAGTTCGAGAAGCAGTACCACCTGCCGGCGTCTCAGTTCAGCCCTCCCGGAGACAGTTCGGGGTCGGGGGTCGGGTTCGGGGTGTACGGCCGCGAGTCGAAGAAGGCGACGTGGACTGAGAAGGACGAGTTGTCGCTGGAGTCGGCGCGCATCGCGATCACCCAGGCGCAGGAAGCCAGGGACCGGACGAACGCGAACGGCAAGAAGTCGCAGGCGGACCGGGATCAGGCGGACAGCAAGGTGCGGCGCGCTGAGGAGCGGGTCCGTGCGTTGGAAGCGAAGAAGCGTGCAGCGGAGTCTGGCGCCAATGCGACAGCGGCACCGCCGGCGCCCGAGCTGACGACGTCGTTCACCGACAAGCAGATCCGGTTGAAGGAACTCGAATGGGCGATCGACGAGGCCGATCAGAAGCGCAACGAGGTGTACGACGACCCGGATGCGACCGCTAAGGACCGTGAGCGGGCCGATGTTGATCTGGTTCGGGCGATGAACGCGCTCGCTGCTGAGCAGAAGGAGCAGCGCGGCGATACGGGCACGATCGGCGACATCCTCGGCAACGCGGCGAAGTCTGTTGTCACCGAGACGTTGGGGTCGTCGCTCGACTTCTTCGGCATCTCTGGTGACCGACTGCTGTCACTGAAAGCGTCGGATGTGGGTGGCATGGTGCCGCCGTCGTTCACGGAAGCGGAAATCGCCCGGCAGGGCCCGGAAGTGCCCGGCACTTCTGACTGGGCGAAGGAGATGATCGACCGTTTCAATCTCCCCACCTCGTCGAATACCCCGCCCCAGGAGTTGCTGGCACCTGCCGCGGCTCCTGGCACGCAGGAGTGGGTGGCGGAGATGCTCGAGCGTCTCAATCCTGTTCCGACGTTCCTGCGGGACATGGGTGGCGCTCTGCCGAATGGTGCTGCGGCTCTGAACCTGTCCGGTGAAACCGAGTGGGTGCAGACCGCGGCTGATCGGCGCCGCTACGAGGTGGACATGCGCGACCTCGCGGCACTGCGGGCGCAGACCAGCTCGGCGAGTGTGCCGGCAGCTGAGCTTGGGTCGATGCTCGGCGAACTGAAGCGGATCGCTGATCGCCCAGGAGGCCCGCTGGTCCACATCGGAGAGATGCACACCCGCGATGAAGCGGAAGCAGCCCGGGCGGTTGGGCGTGAGGCCCTTCGCGTCGTCCGGTCCGAGTCGTTCACAGGAGGTTGGGTGTGATCGATCAGATCCACGACGATGCGACGATCGTCTACTTCGTCTCGCCGGACGGTGTGGTTCTCCACCTGTCCGGCGGGGCGGGCGCCGGCGCTCAAGGGTTCGTCCTCGGTGAAGGACCTGAAGGTCTCGGCCATGTTGAAGCGGCAGCGATCTTCGACAAGTCGGCACGCCAGATCGGCGAGGAGTATGTCGACTCGAACTTCGACCACGGCGAACTGGATCTACCGATCTACGTGTTCGGCAACACGGTCGAGGAGTTCCATCGGCGCCGGGATTGGCTGCGCACGCTGCTGCCCCGGCGCCGGCAGGGCTGGATTGTCGTCGGCACCTCGCTGGGGCTGCGGTGGATCGCGGTGCGCCGCGGCAGCATCAAACCCTCTTACGGATCCGATCCGGCAGCGGACAAGGGTGCAGCGTTCGATGTCCTGCTGTACGCGGATCATCCGATGGCCAGGGCGGCGGATGACACCACACCTGAGTGGCGGAACCCGACCGGCGCCACGAAGGCGTCCGGGTCGATGGCCCTCTACCCGGGCCCTGAGGTGGCGGGCTGGCCGAAGTTCGCGTTCACCGGCCCCGGTGTTCTGCAACTCATCTACACCGGTGAAGCCGGGGCTACCGACCTGACGTTCCCTGAACTGAAGACCGGGGAGACGTTGATGGTCGACACCGAGTACGGGATGCAGGAACTCGAAGCCCGTGACGCGAAGGGTGCTCGAAGGAACCTGTGGCCGCTGATGAAGCTGGCCCGCTCCCCGTCGCCGATCCCAGCCGGTGAGGTGACCATCGTGCGGTTCTCGATCTCGAAGGCATCCGCGAAAACGAAACTGTGGGGCACGGTCCCGCAGTTCCAGGAGGGGCTGCTGTGAGTCGCGAACTGTACGCCCAGTACCAACGTGAAGCCGCGGAGGACCGGGAAACCTACGGGCATCCGCGGGCGCGAGTCCGGTTCTGGTCGAAGACTCTCGAACTGTGGGGGCCGTGCGGCGACTTCCGGGATCTGCGGTTCACCGACAAGAAACTGTCGGCGGGCGGCCTGACGATCCGGGTGCCGGACAACGAGCACTGGCGGGAGTACTTCTTCAAGCAGTCCCGGTACGCGATGCGGCCGATCTCCGTCGACCTTCCCGGGTATCGGACGTTCTGGCTGACAACGAAGTACGGGCGGATCAAGGAAGGCCGCAAACGCTGGATCCAGGTTGAGGCGGTCCACGCGCTCGAGTACTTGAACCACATCCACATGTGGCCGGCGTGGTGGCTGCCCGCGGAGATCCAGCCGCCATCGACGACTGGTATCGGTGGCGCCATCACCGTCTGTAAGGGCGAGCTGAAGGGGCAGTTGACGAGGCTGCAGGGCGGGCAGTGGCCGCTGATGGTCGACCCGCGTGGCATGGGGTTGGCGGACACGTCGCCGTGGACGATCACTGATGCTCGGATGGACCGCTACTGGGATGTGATGCAGGAGGTCTGCAAGACCAACAACATCGTCCCGCAGGTCAACCTGTACATCCACGGTGAGGACGAGCAGCCGTTCCCTAGTCACCGCAAACTGACTCGCAACACGCTGATCGTGAACTTCGTGGAGAAGGGCAATCGGGTCGCGTTCACCGGCACGATCGTCGACGGTGTGATCCGCACAGTCCTCGAAGCTGTCGACGACACCCTGGGCGCGATCACCTACCCGATCCTCGGTGAGGACCGGGCCTGGAACCAGTACCTGCAGAAGGCGGCCGGCACCCTCCCGGGGTTGCCGCTCGCCCTCTACCGGACTGGCGAGTACACGAACGTGTCTCGTGTCGAGCAGATGACGCACATTCCGCTCGCCACTCGGGTGACGGGCGGCGGCAAGTCCCCGAACTGGATGAACGACCTTGTCATCAACGCCGGCAATTTCATTGTCGGTGCGATCGGCGCGGCACTCGGTGTGGTCGGCCTATCTCTGGGTGTTCTGACTGACCAGCTCAAAGACCGGATCATGGCGTTCCACTCGCGGGAGGACTTCTTCCTGGCGCGGGAGGCTGGGCCGCTGCGTTTCCACGAGACGTTCGTGTCCGGGCAGGGCACAGGCCTGTCGCTGGATTTGATGGCGGCGATGCAGTCGACGGCGTGGGATCACCGCGGCTACACGTCGGCGGCGATCGAGGTGACGAACGGTGCACCGCATTACATCGGACGGGACATCGAGAAGGGTGACCCGGTCGCGTACGAGTTGCCGGACGGCACTGTGGAAGTCGATTCGCTCGAGGAGATCGAGTACGAGGAGTCGCCGGAACGGATCGGGTATCGGCTGCAGATCGGTTCTGGTGACGCCGAGCGTGAGCCGGGCGCTATCGCTCTCGGCAAGTTCCGCAAGCTCGCCTCTGTCGTGTCCCGTGTGGCACTCGGCGGCTGAGCAGAAGGAGAAGGAAACATCATGACCTATTACGACGTTGATTGGTCGCCACGGTTCGACTTCGGCGGCCCCCGCTCGACGAGCGGCTTGAAGGGTGTGTGTGTGCACACGTCGGAAGGCAACCCGAGCATCACCGCGGAGAACCTGGCGAACTACCAGCTCACCTCGCAGACCGGCTCGTACCACGTAATCGTGGACTTGACCGGGAAGCGGTTGCGGGAGAACACCGACGACTGGATCACCTGGTCATCCGGCAACCAGGGCAACAACATCCTGCTGCACATCTGCTTCACGGCACGCGCCGACTGGACGCGGCAGCAGTGGCTCGACCAACACAAGATGCTGTACGCCGGCGCCACTGTCGTCGCCCACTGGTGCAAGACCTACGGCTTTCCTGCCCGCAAGGTCGACACCCGCAGCCTGCCCGGCATCCTCGGCCACGACGACACCCGGGCATGGGGTGGAACCGACCACACCGATCCCGGCAAGAACTTCCCCTACGACGTGTTCGCCCAGATGGTGAACGACGCACTCAACCCGTCCACGAACCCTGGAGGACCTGTGGCCACCGACAAGCTCACCGACGTGCACCAGAAGGTCATGGGCCGCTACAAGTCCCGTGTCGCCGGCAGCACCTACGAAGACGACATGCTCGGCTACATCCACCAGATCGACAAGGCCGTCTACGAGCAGGCCCAGCAGCTCAAGCGCATCGAGGACCTCCTGAAGGGCGGCAAGTGATGAGTGCAAACCAGGTTGTCGCTGAGGTTCTGCGGGCGAAGCTCGCTGAGCAGCCGATCGTCAAGCGGTACGCGAACACTGTCACCACGGCGATCGGTGTTCTGGTCGGTGCGCTGTGGCTGGCGATAGACGCGGGTGTCGAACTGCCTCCGCAGGTGAGCACTGTCGGTCTCGCGATTATCGGTATCGGAACGCTCGTCGGCGTGAAGTTCACCCCGAACGGTGTGACCGAGAAGCAGATCGACGAGATCGAGAAGTACGCATCCAGGAACGTTCCCCGGGGAGAGTGATGCAGATCCTCGCACCCTCAGCATGGGAAGGGGCGAGCGTGGTCACCGTGGTGATCGTGCTCGCCCTTCTTCATGGGCTTGCTCTGGTTCGCGGCTGGATTGTCTGGGGGCCAGCACACCGCGAGATCATGCGCCTCAAGGATGACGCGATCAACCATTCGCAGGGGCGTGAGCAGGCCGACCAGGACACGATCCGCACACTCGCGGACACGATCGCTGAGCAGAAGGTCGCATCCCAGCTCGCCGCGCACGCGAGCCAGTCGATTCATGAAGTGGTTGGGCGGGCACCATGAAGTGGCCGTGGAGTAAGGACGTCGATGACGCGCGCCGGCAGGCCCAGGAGGCCGCCGCGCAGCACGCGCACGCCGAGCAACAGCGCCTTGAAGCCAAGGTGCAATCAGAGGACGCGAAGAAGGTGGCGCGAGTGCTGCGTAGAGAACTTGAACGCAATGGCTACACGGAGAAGCTCATCGAGTCGTGGGGAGGTTCGGCCAGATGAAGGATGCGGCGAACATCGCCCTTCTCGTGCTCGCGGTCATGGTCGCCTCATTCACGCTGCTCTACGTAATCAGGTCACCGTGGGAGCGGAATCGGGTCGGCCGCATCTACGCTGCGAAGTCGATCGTGCTGGCTCTGGTCTTGGCGCAGATCTCCGTCTCGTCGTGGGTGTCGCTCGACTATCCAGGGCGGCAACCGATCCGGTTCGTGATCTACACCCTCGGAGCGGTCGTGTACGCACCGATGTTGTGGGCGCTGTGGCGTGAACAGCAGGAGGACCGTCGGCGTAGGCGAACGGAGGACCGACCGTGAGTGAAGAGGTCTTCGAACTCGATGACCCGATGGTCGGCGAGATGGGCCGATTCCTGCAGAACGCCCCTCTATCGAACGGCACGTGCGCCCGCGTCCCGGCCGGGCAGTCGGAACTTCTCGCGCAAGCTGCCCTGAATTGGTTGAACCTGCGGGTGTGGGATGGCGGCGAATGGGCTCCGCGGGCACAGATCGAGGCAGCTGAATTTGGGGACGTGGAGATGACCGTCCTCAGTGACGGTGAGGCCGTCAAGCTGCGACACATTCCGACTGGCGAGATCGCTCTCGGCGCCGACGCCCATGAGGCGTGGATTGCGCTGAAGCGCAAAGTGATGGAGGTGACAGGCGATGCCTGAGGATCCGATCGAACGCATCAATGTGGACCTCGAGGTGTTCGCGATTCCGCAAACGCCGGGTATGCCGCCGATGACGAACACTGTCATGCATGTGCGGCGCCGCCAGGATGGTGCAGCTGAGCGTGCGGTGATGGGGTTGCCGGCGTATCAGGGTGAGTCGGGTGAGCGTGGCGCGGCTGGCATGGTGCATCAGGGCACGCGCACCCTGCCGGAACTCGAGGGTCTCGCGATGACGCTCGATGAGTCGAACTTGAACTTCACCTACCGGCGTTCTGGCACAGACGATCTGTGGGTGTGGACGGGTGCCGCGTTCCGTGTGTACGAGAATGCGTTCGGCACGAAGGGTGATCGGGGTCCGGCCCCAGTGATGCAGGGCGGCACTGTCACGGTTGATGGTGTGGTGTTGGAGGGTGCCCCGGGTGTTCGGGTGCAGGGTGCTGATGGCGGCCCGTACACCGTCGGTATCGACCTTCCGCTGTTGCCGAAGGGCGACAAGGGTGACCCCGGACCGGCCGGGCCGATCTACACGTCCGTCGACGTCGACCAGACAGCCGCCCCCACTGACCAGCAGATCCTGGTTCACGACGCCGCACTCGGCAAGATGCGCTTCCGCGACGCAATGCTCCCCACCGAGGAGTACGTGATCGGGCCCGAAGTGTTCCCCAATGCCACGAAGAACACCGCCGACTCCCGGCACCAACTGGTGTCGTTCACGGTCCCTGCCCGCCCTTACCGGTATCGCGCTGACTTCCTGGGCGGTGTCGATATCCGTCACGCCATCGGCCAGCAGATCGACGTCGAGATCCGGATGGGCGACGCGGTGAACGGGACGCTCGTCGGGCACGGCCGCGGAGACACCCCGCCGGACATCATCGGAACCGGCTGGTGGCATGTCCGCGTCGGCACCTACTCGGAGATGTCTTTGAACCCCGGGATGCTGGATGGCACGGTCCCTCCGAACACTGAGGCAACGTTCACGATGGCGGCAGTACGTCGCAGCGGTAGCGGCACCTGGGGCGTCCGCAATAACTACGCGCAGCTGCGGCTCCGGCTGATGCGGGTGGTGTAAATGTCGGCGAAGCTACTGATCCACCCCACCCCCACCGCCCGCAGGCCCGAAAAGGTCGACAACCTCTCGTACCTGAAGGACTTCGGCCAGACGATCGAGGACCTTCGGCAGCGCACGGATGTGCTCGAGAAGGTCTCAGGCTTGTGCAGCGTGGAACTGACGAAGAGCTGGAACATCAAGGGCGGAACAGCGATCCCCATCCCGTTCGACGTCAACGACTCCCCGAACAAGAACGCCAGCCTCTACTCGGGAGCCTTCACATCATCGAGTAAGGCACGAAGTGGGATCCTCCTCGAGTCCGCAGGCACGTGGCGGGCCGACGCACAGGTCACCTTCGGTGGCGGCAACGGCGAGGGCAACGCCGAGATCTACCTCGAGGCGTGGAATCTGACGACCCGAACCCTGTACCGCCGGCGAAAGTTCTACGCGCGTCTGCACGAGCAGGCCCGCTCATGGTCTGTGCACCGCACCTTCGTTGTCCCTCCGGAACTGCAGGGCCAGATCGTCGTGTGCTGCACGGTCGCCCACTCCGCGTTCTGGTGGTACGTCCTCGGCGGCCCGGACGGCTCCGGACTATCAGTGAACCGGTGGGACATCGACACGACTGGAACGACAGGGCGCGATCCGTCCAGCCCGATCCCAGATGGAGGCGAATATGAGTGATCCGATCGAGTGGCAGCATGTCACCGGGCAGTGGAAGATCACCGACTACGACTCCCGCGACGACGTGGACGCACTGCCGGAGCAAATGAACCTCAAGGGCAAGGTGATCTTCCGGGCCCGGTTCGACTCGCACGACAGGTTCGCGGCGATCAACGTCCCCGACCCGGCAGGCTCGTATCTGCTGTCGCTGCGGGAAATGGTGTACCCCGTCGTTCAGGGACGGCTGCAGGACCGGCAGGCGCGTGACGGGGTCATGTTGCCGGCGGTCGCCGGTGGTGTGCCGATTGTGTGGGACGCGACGCCGATCCTGCAGACCGATCCCGGCGTTTCTGTGCCGGGTGAGCCGGTTCGCGCGAACACGGTGACGTTCCTGCCCCCAGCAAAGGACGGCGCTGGCGAGCGACACATCAACTTGTCGGATGTCATCGACTCGTCGGAGTCGTTGCCGCCGATCGTTGAATCGCGTGTCGCGGAGCTTGTTCGGGTGGCGACGGAGCAGGCGACAGCATCTGCTGGTTCGGCAACGCAGGCTGGTTTGTCGGCGCAGGCCGCGGCAGGGTCTGCGGAGTTGGCGGAGCAGTACGCGCAGCAGACCGCCGAGATGATCCCGCCGGCAACGAGCTCGGTGTTCGGCAAGATCAAGCTGGCGGGCGACCTCGCTGGCACTGCGGCAGCCCCAACAGTCCCTGCTCTGGCACAGAAGGCGGACCTGGACGGTAGCGGCAAGATCCCGCAGGCCCAGTTGCCGGCGATCGCGGTCACCGAGTTCCTCGGCAACGTCGCCTCGCAGACAGCGATGCTCGCGCTGGTCGGACAGCGGGGCGACTGGTGTAACCGCACCGATCTCGGGACTGAGTGGCAGCTGGTCGCGGAGCCGTCGACTTCACTGTCGTCGTGGCAGCAGAAGGTTTACCCAGCGTCTGAGGTCACTTCGGTGGCTGGCCGTAAGGGTGCTGTCACGCTGTCGTCGACGGACATCACCGATACGACGGCGGTGGGACGCAACCTGATGAAGGCCGCGGATGCTGCTGCTGCCCGGTCCGCGATCGGCGCGATCTCGTCGGCGACAGTGGACGGGAAACTGGACAAGCTCGGTGACGCGGCAGGGCTGTGGGTCGGCACATCGGCGGCACTACCCGGAACCGGCACGTTCGGCGTCGTCTACGTGGTGATGTGACATGCCTTCACTGAGGAAGTGGACTGGATCCGGGTATACGGAACTCCGCGCCCCCAGCATCGGTGTCGGGAACTCCGCCGCGCAGCGGGTGCTGGTGTGGAACGGGTCCGCCTACGTGGAGGTGTGGCGGTCAACGCCGCCGTGGCGCGTCATCAAGAACGGCCGCTACACGGCAGGATCGGCCGGCGGCACGGATTACGTGATCCCCGAGTGGGCGCCGGCGGACGGCTACCCGGCCACCGCCCACACCAACGGGCTCATGGTTCCGCGGGCTGCGACCGTAACCGTCCGGGCCCAGGTGACTCGCACCGTGAACACCAGCAACACGTGGGGTCTTTCGCTGACGAAGAACGGGTCGGTGATCCTCGCGTTGAACAATGCTTCGACGATCTCTACGACTCACACGGTGTCTGTTTCTGGTGTCTCTGTCGCCCCCGGCGATGTGCTGTCTGTGCAGATTCGAACCGCAGTGCCTTCGTACGCGGTGGTCGAGTCCGGAGCGGTCACCTACCTCGAAGCCTTCTAGCCTGCACGATGATGCCCCCACCCTCCACTGGGTGGGGGCGTTTCGTCGTCTCTGTGGAACCAGGCCTCACCTGCCGGCGTCCAACCATGCATGGATGACGAGTTGTGGGACATCGCCCTGTGGGAAGCCGAATACCAGCAGTGGCTGATCGACTGCGGGAACGAGTGAGGGACACCCCAACTTCCCCTCGGGGTGTCCCTCTGCCCGTGTGCCCGCTTCCCTCAGGCACTCTCCGACGATAGCACCACCGTCGAACAAATGTGCGAAGATGGGTGGGTGCGGAAGATTGAACGCGCACCCAAGCTGTGCCCCAACGGCCACCGCCTCGGGCCCGAGAAGGTCCTCGTCGGATGGTTCGCGTGCGCCTGCACTGAACGCGGCGGTCACCGCACATACGACTGCCTCACCTGCGGCGCCATCCTGTACCGGCCACCACATTGGGGGCGGCGGGACTACGGCGACCGCTGGCGGCGAGGATGAGCCGGTGAGATTGAAGTGACGCTAGATGGTGTGGTCGTGTGGCCCCACTGAGAGGATGTGAATTGTGTCCGGGCCGTCGTACATCCAGTACATTCGCCAGGCCGACGGAGTTCCGTTCTCCAGGTAAGAGTTCCACACAGGCTGCCCATCAGGCCCTTGCCAAGTTTGCATCTGGTGCGTCTTCAGTCCCGGATGCTGAGGGCCAACGTCACGAAGAAGCCGAACGGCCTTCGTGAACGTCTTGAACTTTCGTTCAAGACGACTGGACTTGCACGCGTCCTTGGCCCACTGGTCAACCTTATTGCTCATCGTGACCAGGAATGGCGGTGCGCTCACTCGTCGTCGTCGAACAACCAGTCCGTCGAGTTTCCCCCACCGGACGTGAACTCGGCCAGTGCCTCCGCAGTGTCCCGGTAGAGTTCCGCGTTCTCGAACAACGCGCGCTCTCCGGGCTCAAGGTGTGCAAACGGGAACAGGTGGATTGACCCGTCCTCTGCAACAATCTTCACGAAGGTTTCGTGCGCATGTCCAGCGTCCACGTACAGGTGAGCATCGTCGTCTGATTCGACGAGAGCGGCCCCGTCGAACTTCGGAATCATTGCGGTCATACACACCCCCTAGTACTAGCCTCCTGTCCAGTATGGACAAGGACCCGCATCATGTCACGGATCGACAGGCGCCAATAAGTGTGATCTTGGCGGGTGGCAGGATTGGTGCGGTTCCACGAGAGGTACAGCATCATGCAGGTCGGCGACCGAGTTCGCATCCGCCCCGGCGGCACATCCATCTTCACCATCACCGAAGGTCCTGATGAGGACGGAAAGATGCTCATCCAACCCGTCGACGACGCGCCCGGCGCCTACCCGTTCCCGATGAAGCCCGAAAACCTCGTCGCTGCCGACTGAGTGAAGCGACCGAGGCCCCACTTCATGCAGCGGCGGACACGCCGGCGGATCTAAGCGGGGGACGACTTACGAGTCCGGGCTGATCACGACTGATAGTTCAGCCTTCCCGGCTGTCTCGCGCTCACCGATGATGTTCCCGCTGTTGTAATCGGTGAGCGTCGTCTTACATGTTCCCCGTGTCGGCTGGGTGAGGACGGCCAGTGTGGCGTCCCCCATGCCGGCCCGGGTGCCGTACTGGTTTGAGAACGTGTCGACACCGCCAGCTGAGCGGGTGGTTTCGTTCCGGCCTACGAGTGTCTCCTTCTTGGTCGACCCGTAGCTGACTGTCACGTTGGCTACTCCATCATCTCCGCAGTCGACTTGGGCTACCACGCTGGCGTCATTGCCGGCGACCTTCGTTTGCTCGGCGGGTTCGCCGCTGGACGATCCACAGCTGGAAAGAACGATTGTGGAGAGGGCGACTCCAACAACGACCAGTGGCAGCTTCATGTCCGTATTCGTACCAGACGGTTCAGGCGGACACGCCACGATCAGTCCAGCGACTCCGGCCGGTAGGTGCCGTACATGCCACGGTCTTCGCCGGCGAGGTACTGCTGGTTCTGAAACTCGGCCCGGGCGGCAAGCGCGGAGCGGCGCGCGGTCTGCCCGTTGATCCGGTCTTGACGCTTCGCGAGCAGAACGGTGCCGGCGCGGTAGCCGCCCCACACGAGCAGCCCGACGATGACGAGTGCGGCGAGCAGTTTCCAGTAGGCGAGCGCCAGCCCGACCGCGATCAACACGCCGACCAACGCGAGTGCCTGCTTCATGTCACTCCGCCCTTCCGAACTGTTGATTCTCACCGATGTATCGATCGATCTCGTCTAGGGAGATCTTCCGCCCTTTACCAATCTTGACGTACTTCAGTCGGCCCGCCGCCATCATGGCCCGCACTGTTGATTCCCCGATTCCGAGAACACCGGCGGCTTGATCCGCGGACAGAAGCTTGCGTGGCCCGGGATCCTTCGTGTCAGCTACTGGCGCCCCGCGGAGGACGGCCTGAACCACAGCTTGGAAGACAGCGATCACCTTCGACATGTCGCCGTCGCGGACCGCAGCTTGGCCACCTGCGTGGTAGAACGCTTCCATTGCAGCAAGGGTGGATGCGGCCGATGCCTCACTGTCACGCTCGGGCACCTTTGTCATCGGCGCTGGAGCCCGGTGCGTGCTGAGGTGTTCTCGGCTTCGAAGCGCTCAACCTCGTCGATCGGAATCCTGATGGACTGCCCGAGACGAAGCGCTGCGAGGCGACCGCTCTCAACCTGTCTATAGACGGCCATCGTGTTCGTTGCCCAGCGTTCGGCTAACTCTTTCGCTGACATGTAGCGTGCTGCGCTGCTTGCCTGAGCCTGTGCGGGCTGCTTGGAGGATCCGTTCACGCCGAGAGTCTGGCATGGTCGCCTTGACGGCCTGGCGATCAGATCACGCAGCGCTCCGCCGCCTCCTCGCCTTCGTGCAAAGTTGTCACACAGTTGTCACAACTCGCGCTTCGTTGGCCCACTTTCGGCTTCGCTCCACTTTCTCGAGTGCCTGGTCAACGCGTTTCGCTTCGCTGGGCTTCGTCCATCGAATCGCCTTGTAAGCGAGCGGTCGTCAGTTCAATCCTGACAGGGGGCTCCGAAAAACGAATCCCCTCGCCGTTGACCGGTGAGGGGATTTTTTCGGTGTGCAATGCCCGTACTCGCGTTCAGAGCGCGAAGCCGTCACCACCGTTCGCGGCCGCCACGGTGAATGTCGGGACCTTTTCGTCGGCGTCGTGGTCGAGGAGTTGGACGCGGACGCCGGATTCGCAGCGACGCTTTCCGACGATACGGCCGAAGCACCAGTTTCCGCTGTCGAGCGAAATCAGGGTCTTACGTCCGCGCCGCAT